ATACGCTACGTAATATGTATATTTATAAACAAGCAAGTTGATATTTATTCACTTGCGAAACTTCAGTTATGAATTATAAAAATTAATAGGCTCATAATCTCTGTTTCTGCAATCGTTTCCTTCCTCATGATAAGGGCATTTATTGCCTTTCTTATAGTAACTGCCAAGGCGGTCATTCATACCCATACTAGATACTACAAGTCGATTGCATTTGCCATTTCTGAATGCAAATCTGCAAGATAAACAAATATTCTTTTCCATTTCTGTTTATTTATTAATTGATTTAACTTGTGCGGTCTCACGGCTTGAACGTGATGTGCTCCTCTATTCGCTGACCGCTGCCCTTTACATCTTTCCAAAGTTGAAGATTCTAACGAACTGATAGAAAGTTCTTGGGTTGCAAAGGTGGAAGAGGTCTTCCATAATGTATTCCTTACATTCCTTTGTGCCTTCCCTGTAGGTCTCTTGCATGGCTGCTGCGGTCTCGTTGCCACATTCAAGCCAATACAAGAAGATGGCTCCTAAACTCTCATAGTCGTTGTACTCGTCATAGAACTTCTTCTGCTGCTCGTAAGTTTTGTTCTTTCTCATAATCTTGTAGTATTGTGGTGGGGATTGCTCCCCACCAAGTTAGTTATTCTTCTTCCTCCTCTTCCTCTTCGTCCTCATCGTCATAAGGTCGGGTTTCATCTACTTCGCCTTCATAACTTAAATAAATATCCTCGTCCTTTGCGATAAGTTCAACGTAATCGGCTAACTCATTTGTCCCGATAAACTGATACAGGCTATCTAACATTCTGCTATCGCCTAATGCAAGGCGCAAGTTGTCAAATGCGTTGCACACTTCCTTGTAGTCTCTTTTTACTGCCATATCCTATTCTCCTATCTTTAATATTCTATACCATTTAATTTAAGGGCGATTGCCTTTAAGTTCTCAATTCTCTGTTGTGCATTCGGTGTGAGTTCCGCACCACATTATTTAAGGAGTACTCTTCAGCCTTTTCTCTAGTATCGAATTGTGCGACAACTTCGGGTTTCCTGTCGGGTTCGCAAATGTATTCTTTTACTACGATGTAGTACTTCATGCACTCGCCTTCATCTTTGAACACTCCAAAGTATTGTTCGTAATCTTTGAACACAAGTACATCAACAAGTTTACCTCTGTACATTACAGGAAACTTCCCGATAAACGGGAAATCTCCCCAATACTCTTTGATGTACTCATCATTATCTTCAGATATGCAAGGGTATAAGTTGTCTTCATCTATAATTACGTAACCTTCTGTTGTGTAGCGAAGGTCACAAATGTAATAATCTGCTAACTTTGCCATAGTCTTTAATATTTTAGTCGTACAACTGAGTGAGTACGTTATCGTACAGGTCTCTTGTCTTTTCAACGCTGCTTTCTTTCCAATGAAATGGATTCTCGTTTGCAGTTCTTCTAACTATGTTGGCTAATACAATAGCATCAGCCTTAGTCAATTCTAATAAACACATCTTTGTTGTTTCCATTGTCGTTGTTGTTATAATGTTCTACATACAAAGTGCAGGTGTACGTTTGCGCCCAACGTCTGCAAGTCTTATGCAGCCAAACTCCCTTCGTTTAACGTCCGTGGGTTGACGTGTTTCGATGTTTCTCTAGTCTAACACGACTAGCGTTTTTACATCTTGCGTGATGAGTGTTTGAGACTTCTTTGTCTTGTTGCTTTGAGAGTGCAACGAACTCGGTGTACGATGTCCTCGGTGTTTGTCCTGTGTCTACCTCAGTGTTTTGCCTACTTAACCTATTTGTATAGCGTTCGTTACTAGCCAAAATATCTCTAAATGTGCCATTGCTACGCTGAAATCAAACTAACTTGATTTCGGGTGCAAATTTAATCTAACTTTTTAATTCCACCAAATTTTTCTGCACTTAATTTCAAGTTTTAGGTGATATTTAACCTCTGTTAATATAAAACTTAGATTAATTTACAGATTTTAATAAAATTATTAGGTGAATTATTTGTATCTTTGCACCCAAATAATTAAAGTAAAATTTTATGGCGACAAAATCATCTACAGAAAATATAAATCTGAACTTGAAAGAGTTACTTAAAGAACGTGGAGTTATGGCGAAGGATTTAGCAGATTACCTCGAAATAACTCAAGTTGGTATGAGCAATATCATTAACAACAAAACTATCCCTTCATTAGGGACGTTAATGAAAATAGCGAAGTACTTTAATATGAAGTTGTCAACACTTCTAGGTGAGGAGCCTTTAAAGGTTGTTGATAACTCAAAAGAGTTTGCGGCATTCGTGAGGTATAAGGGTATTCATTATACCGCTGATACCCTTGATGAATTTTTTAAACAAGTAGACGAATTAAAGATTATAGCAAGATGAAGAAGTTATTTATATTAGGGTTATTGGTAGTAAATGCAATTTGCATCTTTGCGCAAGACAATAACAAGAAGTGGAGACCCGAAATAACCTGCACTGAGGTGTGTGGAGTTCGTTTTGGTAGCTCATACGAAACCGCCAAAGAGATTCTTAAAAGAAAATATGGTGAACCCGATTATTTTGGAACAAACGAAAATACAATTGTTTATCACTACAAGTCGTATGGCGGTATGAATTTTACATACATATCCTTTGATTTTCAGCGTGATGGTGCTTTCAGCTATATGAACCAATGCGTAATGGGATATGATTGTAAAACAGCAGAAGAAGCAAAAGGTAAAAGAGATACTATTTGGGAGAAAGCTAAAAAGAAGTACCCTTTTTGCCATTGGGATATAGACGATAATGGATTCAAATACTATGAGAGTGGTTGCTCTCCTCTAGGAGGGTTCGGCAACGGCTTTGTTGTTGATGTAGTAAAGTTTGATGAGCCATACAATGGGTATAGATATTTCGCACGCATCATGTATGGACCATATAATTACGTAAAGGAAGACTTCTAGGGCGTCAGCCCCACAGGGCATGGGGAGGGCGCTTGCGCCCGTGGGGGCGCTGCCCCCTTATCTCCCCCGAGGATTCTTCACTCTCACCTACAAGAAGAACACACTCCCAACAGAGAGAGAAGAGAGAGTAAAGGGAGAGAAAACAATTTCCCTAACTAGGAAAAAATATTTCTCCAACTAGAAAAATAGAAACCGCCTAAATCATCTTCTAAAAGCCTTAATTCTAGATGAGCGCATTATCCGGCACAAAACCATGAAATCTACGAAAAACCCACAAAATCGGCTCTAATCTGCTTGCAAATGGCTCTTAAACGGCTCAAAACTCACGAATTTGGGAGAAATCCCGACCAACTGCCCGAAAATCGCAAAAATCGGCAGAAATGGGCGGCTTTGGTGTTGATTGTGGGTGAAAACCATTCAAGAAGGTAGAATACGGCTAGTTAAAGTTTGCTAACGAACTCCTTGCGTGCGTGCGTACCTATTAATGCAAACCCCCTTTTTTGTTTGCAAAGAATCTTCTTTTATGAAATAAGAACTTTCTTTACATCATGGCTTTATTGATCCTTGGGAGTGATTGAGACTAACTTGCTTATAATTAACCACTTGTCTTTTCTTTACAATAATCACGTTTTCTTACAAAATGGGTCTTCTAGAGGGCGAAATGGGAGAAGAAAAAGGGGTGAGTTGCGCCCCGAGAAAGAAATTGGTGGGATTTTGGGCGATTTTGAACGAGGTTGGAACACGGCAAAACCGAACTTCAAATATTATATATTTGCCCTCGAAACATCAAATAATTGCAATTATGACGGAAATATTATCAAAAATCCCAAAGCATTTGACCTCTTGTCCTGTTCTCGGGGATAAGAAAGAATGGGTCTTAGGTGCTGCATCCTTGGCGCTTGGTGTTGGTTCCTCTCTCTTCGGTGCTAACAAGGCTAAGAAGGCAGCTAGAAGGGCACAAGCAGAAAACACGTACAGAACGAACGCTGAGAAGGCTTGGTACGACAAGAACTACAACACGGACTACCTTGACACGAAAGCGGGGCAGAACCTCATGAGAAGGGCGAAGGAAGTACAGGACGAGTATGTCCGCAAGGCTGATGGCGCTGCTGCCGTTGGCGGTGGAACTGCTGCAAGCGTGGCGATGGCGAAGGAAGCAGCTAACAAGGCTATGGGCGACACGATAGCCAACGTAGCGGCACAGGACACGGCTCGCAAGCAGCATGTGGAGGACGCTCACCTTCAAAACACTCAGCAGTTGTCTAGGGAACGTCAGCAAATCGAGCAGCAGAAGGCGCAAGCCACTAGCGATGCGGCTCAAAATGCGTCAAATGCCATGTTCAATTTTGGTGTGAACCAATTGGGGTCAGAACTCGAAGGTGCTAAAGCGGTGAAAACCAACACTTTAGGCTCAAACGGAAAGCCAATTGGTAACACAATTGTAACACAACAAGACAAAACCGCTCATTCTGCCGCTACTGACCACTTGGCTGAGAGCATGATGTCTCCCGAGGAGAAGAACCAATACCGCTTGAAGAAGGCAGTCGGCTTGTCGGGGCTTGGGTAGCAGCTAGAAGGTGGAGCGGATGAGCGACAGGCAAGGACGGCAAGGCAAGGTGGACGAGGCGTAACAGGCGACCCCAAGACCCCCACCCCCTTTGACCACCGTTGCAAATTATAGTAGAATAATACAAATAAAGAAATTCTGCCTCCCCCCACCCCCTTTTCTGGATTTCGGTTTTCCGATTTTCCCCACCCCTGAATTTTCGGGAAGTGTTAATGAAGTTAAATATTAAAACAAAAATAGATTATGACATTTGAAGAAGCAAAGAAGATATTGGAGAAGGAAGGTTTCTACGTTGAAAAAGCTACTAGACCTTGTCCTATTAGCGAATCGTTTATCGAATACGAAGATCCTACTATATGTGAAGCGATGCAGATTGTTTGCTCTGCCGGTTATTTTATCAGTATGGAAATGAGCCGCTTTAATGAGCGCAAGGCTCGTTTGAAGGAGAAGTACGGAAATAATCATATCAAAGGCGATTTCTCTAAGAATAAATCCATTGAACATTGCGGTGAGCCTGGTTCTGGCGAAGAGCAGCCAGAGGATAAGAGTTCTTCAGTTCCTCATGCCGGACTAGTTTACGACCAGAACTTTGAAGTTGAGCGTCTCCGACAGGAGAATAAAGATTTGCTTAAAGTCGTTGAAAGAATGAAGAAAGGTAACCCTGCCCTTAAAGAAGCAGCCTCCCAGTTCAATGATGCCTTGTTGGATGAGCAGGCGAAGAAGATTAAGCGTCTCGGAAAGGAGATTGCCAAGTTGAACAGCATTATCCATGACAAGAACGCTGTTTTGGCTGCCGTTGCAGAGGAACTTCGCTTTACAAAGATTCGTGAGAAGAATCTTGCCGAGTTAGGTCTGAAATATGTTGGGGAGAATGAGAAGTTGAAGAAGGAGCTTGCAGACAAGGTTGTTGACAAGATTGATGCTCAGGCTTTGAAGAGTGCCGAGAGTGCTCTCGCTTATAAGGATAAGGTGATTGCCGACTTGACAAAGAAATTGAATGTTAAGCACAAGAAGTATGTATATTACAATGGCACAATCGTAGCAGTTCAGCGGCTTGTCAACACCCTTGCAGGTTACGCAGCAAAGCGTTATTATAAGGAATTATGCGACCAGATGGTTGATATTGCAGAGGAAGGCGCAGACCTTTCTGGCGTATTTGTATTGTGTGGCAAGGATTTTATTGATGCACTAAAGAAAGCAGAAGACGCAGACATATGGCAGGAGTAAACAATAATCAGAATACGCAGCAGCCTAGGAAGAAGCCGGTAACTATCGGCGGCTATCCTGAGGCTGTGCATGACCTGATGAGGGCGAAATATCCCGATTATGATCAGGTGATGAATGGAGGTAACGGAGGGACCGCGGGGGTTAATGGCGGTGTCGCGGGCGTTAACTTCTTCGGAAATGGGGGCGGTGCTAACGGTAAGTTTGAGGCTCAGACTGTTCAGACTGGCGCAGCACCTGTTACAGACTTTACCCAGATGCCTAAGCAGGAGGAGTTCGTTCCCCAGAGTAACGGTAATGCGAACCCTGCCTTGGGACCAGTACAGACTCCCTACATGGGCGATGCAGCAGAGAATACTCCCCAGCCTCAGAGTAACTTTGAGGGAATGCCGCAGCCTTCTACCGGTTGGAATGCTGACGGAACACCTCGCTATGATACGCTTTCTACAGCTCTGAGTGGCTTTCAGATGCCGCAGGAACAGCAGGTTCCAGAGTTTGAGGCTGACCCTAAACAGAGGGATGGCGGCTTTTTCAGTTGGCTCGGCAAGGTTATGCCGAAGAGCAGACCGGGAATGAGAGAGGGTGAGACTCCAGAAGAGTATGACCGCCGAATCACTACCAACCGTGAGAATATCGCTGCCTTTGCTGATGCTATCCGCCACATGGGAAATATCATCAATACTTCGAAGGGTGCTCCTCTGCAGGTGTTCAATGACCCTACTGCCATGATGGAACAGGGTTATCAGAACCGCAAGGCTCAGAGACAGAAACAGGCTGCCCTTGATGCGGATGCTGCCTATAAGCAGGCAAATCTCGATCTAGATAACCGAAAAGCACAGGCTGATCAGGTTTATAAGGAGTATCTTATGGGGCTTCGTGGTGAGGGTAATCAGCTTGCCAAGGATAAGTTTGAGTACCGAAAGGATAAGGATGCGGCAGCTGACCAGTATAAGAAGGATAAGGATAAGCGTGACTTTGAGTATAAGAAGGGGCGTGACAAGGTGAAGGATGAGCAGGTTAGGCAGCGTCTGGCTATTCAGCAGTACAACGCAACCCATAAGGGGCGTGGTGGCGGCGGTGGACGGTCAGGCAGGAGCGGTAGCGGCTCGGGTGCCAAGTACTGGTTTGAGGATAAGAACGGAAAGATGCGCTATCAGCCTAACAAGACCATGTGGGAACAGGAGTACTACCGTGAATACGGCAAGCTTCCGCAGGGCGAGACTTCTACTTCTACCAGTACGAAGACCATCAATCCGAAGACTGGCGCAGAGGTAACGACCACCACAAGGCGAAAGGGCGCATCTGTTACCAGTCAGGCAGCAGCTTCGCAGAATGCGGCTAGAAATGCGAGAAACAGACCGAAGCCTGCCGGCAAGTCGAAGAACGGCTATAAGAATACAAAGAAACTTGGATTATAAACATTAATATATAATATATGGCTGGAGATAAATTTGACCAACTTTATAACGCCTTGAAAGCAGATGGCGCAGTATCGGGAACTAGAGAACATTTCAGACAGTTCGTGTATGCGCCCGGCAAGCAGGGCTATCATAACAGAAAGCAGCTCTATGATGCGCTTCATGCAGACGGTGCTGTTTCCAGTAGTTCGTATGAGGAGTTTGCGCAGCGACTCGGACTTCATGCAGTAAACCCGAAGCCTCAGCAGAAAGCAAAGCCTGTTCAGCCTGTCAAGAAGCAGACGATGAAGCAGAGAGCGCAGGAAGTGGCGGCTCTGTATCAGAAGCCAAGACAGCAGAAGGCTCAGCAGCCTAGTACGGCTACTGCTTCGGGCACAGACTACATGCAGAACTGGAAACTGATGCACATGCGTAGCGACCAAATGACCCCGATGCAGCAAGTTCAGGCTAGTAATATGCGCGCGAGCACGCAAAGAGCACGAGAACAGGCTATTTGGCAAGAACAGAAAAATCCGATTACCCAAAGTAGAGTGGATACAAATCCAATGAAAGCTATAGACAGAAGATTCAGAGATATGGCTGCAAAAGGTGCACAAGTACACTCTAGTCGTACAGAAAAGAAAAAATTGTATGACATGGCGAACGATTACAGCCGTAGCTTATATGAGAACTCTCCAGCATCGAAAAGTTTCAACGAGATGCTGTCGGATTTTGACACCCCAGATGCTCGCAGGGCTAGAGCCAAGCAGCAGAGAGAGGACGATGCAAGAACTCTCGCTCAGTATGAGGTTGAGGGAAATAAGTTCGTAAGAAATGACGGACAGACCAAAGGTATTTTGGCAAACGATCTGCTCAGTCTGGTTGATTCTTCTATGAACGAGGCACAGGAGTTGACACGTCAGCAGTATCAGCAGAACCTTGACGAGAAGGGCGGCATCTATGCGCCTCAGTCGGTAAAGGAACAGGCTTTCCGTGATGCTCAGACGCAGGAGCAGGTGAACCGCCAGAACGTTCTGATGAACAATCTCAGCAGCAAAATCAACGAGATTTATTCGCAGAAGGGAATGCAGCGCCATATTGCCGAAAGTGCAGAGAAACTGAACATGAGTGTGGAGGAATACGTGGACAAATACGTTACTCCTGAGATTATGAACTATGCTCAGAAGGCTCTGACGATGCGTAATCAGGAGGAAATCATGCCTCATGGTGCGCTTGACTATATTGCCAAGAACCTCAGCAACTCTATTATCGGCATGGTGGTGGCTCCATCCGTGATGTCAAGAGATACAAGACAGAGATTGCAGGAAGGTATTGCCATTGCAGATGGTGATACTGAGATTCAGAAGATTGCCGGCCACAAGGATGAAACCTATCGCTCGGGCATCGGTACTAGATTCGCTTCTACTGCCGTAAATATGGCTGCTGATTCTGGTCCGCTCGCCGTAATCGGTGCCAGCGCAAGTGCTGCCGTGAATGCAGGAACCCGAGTTCTGACTAACGGACTGGTGAAGGCTGGCGTGATGAAGGCTGCTCAGAAACTTACCGCCCAACAGATGGCTTTCAAGGTGGCCAACATGACTACGGCACAGAAGATCATGTCGGGATTGGGAACCAGAACAGCAACAGGTGCGCTGAACCTTGCAGGATATTCAGGTGTAACTGCTGCCTTGAATCAGGCTTCTACTGGCGATGATACTTCGCTGCAGGCTATCGGTGAGGCTGGTCTGAAAGGTGCTGAGCATGGTGCGGTAACGGGTGCTATGTTCGGAGTTTCGGGTGCAATCATGTCTCCTTGGGTTTCCAAGTTCGGTATCACCGGCATGGAGAAGAGTACTGGCGAGCGGTTGCTTCATGGCGCACAGAAGTTTGGTGCTACGGCCGCCGGACTGGGCGTTGAGGCTGGAACCATGATGGTAGCCGACAACGTGACCGGCGATAAGGATATTTCCTTCGGCACTTGGTTGGAAGATGTGGTGATGGTTGGCGCATTCAAGGCTGGCGAGCCTAGCAACTTCGTGAAGATGGGCAACATTCTGCATCATCTTACTCATAATAGCGGTGGTAATTTCGTGATTGGAAAGAATGCCAACGGCTCCCCTATTGCCGTGGATATTCGTCTGACTGCTGACGAGAAGAACGAGTTGATTTCTTCTGCATCGGGCAAGAATCTGATGGATGCTTTCGTGAAGGTGGACCGTGCATCGAAGACAGCTCCAAGAGATCCGAAATACAAAACGGCATACACGGATTTTATGAACGACCCAGACGTTTCTCAGAGCACCAAAGAGAAGGTGAATGCGGCCATGGGACTGTTTAACACGACAAGAGGTAAAAGCTACCGCAGCGTGAACGACGTGAAAAATAAGCAGATTCTGGAATACACCAAGAACGGAACGCTGCTTACACGTACCTCTTATAAGAATGCCGATGAGCGCAGAGCTATTCTTTACAAGCAGAAGCTTTATCGTGATAATGACGATATGATGTCGCTGATGGGCTACGCAAGAATGAAGGATATGCAGCTGACTGATGAAGACGGAAACGTTACGAAATTGGCACTCGGTTTCCTTCGTGATAATGGATATGACATGAGCAAGGATGCTTCTGACCCTAACAACGCCCGGTTGATTAATGAGTTGCGCAACCAGAAGAGTGCGCTCTATCTTGATTGGATGAAGTATGCGGATAAGAATGGTTTGCTTGGCAACCTCAGATCAGAAAGCAAAGGTTATACTGCCAACTTCATGGCTTCTCTCAAAGAACTTCTCGGTAAAGAAGGAAGCATTGTTATTGATATTGACAAAATCATGCGCAAGGACCCGATGAAGCGTACCGATGAGGAGAACAGAATCTTCTACCATGTGAAGAGAGCACTCGAAGATGAGCTTTTCCCTAGCTGGAGACCACACGCAGACCAGTCTGCCAGCCAAGGCAAGACGGTTGCCGAGGAGAATAAGCTGGGAACGGACAACCCTGATAGCGGCGTGGTAGTTGATGAGTTGCGCAACCTTCGCAACGCAGAGCAAGCCCTTGATGCAGCGATGGATAGCAGCGATGTGTTCAAGCAAACCTTTGAGCAGTTGCACCAGCAGGGCTTGACACCGGCACAGATTTACGATGCACTCATTCAGAATGGATTGCTGCAAGAAGAGTTGACCCCACTTGCCCAATATATTAATGCGAACGCTAGAGTGCAGGGTATGCAGCAGGCTACTGCCGACGCTATAGAGGAAAACGTGAAGAGCTTTATTTCTGATTGGAGCTATCACGGAACCTTGAACGGTCAGCCGATGAATGGCGAGCAGGCTTTGTACGTGCAAGACAGCAGCGGAAGAACACTTCTTGTTGGTTCGGGTGATGTTGCCTTCGACCAGACTACAGGTAGAGCCAAGGAAGGCAGCGGCGATATGCTCGTCTGCTTAGATCCTAATACAAAGGAAATGGTTTACGTGAAGGCAGACGATGTTACTCTGGTTCAAAACCAGCCTATCGACCAGTTTGCTGCTGAGTATCGCCAAAGATTACAGATGAAGAACTCTGAGCCTTATAATCAGGCGGCACAGGAGCAGGCTATGTTGGATGCTGCAAAGCCTCAGCAGGAAGAGGAGGCACCACAAGATAATACCACAAAATCGGAAGATAATACCACAAATGGGGGTGATTTAACAAAAGATAATACCACTTTAACAAAAGTTGATACCACATCGGGCGAAGATAATACCACAAAAGAGGACTTAGCACCACAAGAGCAGCCTCAACCTAGCAGAAAGTTTGCCGATGGTTCCGATGTTCCTATGGCTACGGACAGTAAAGGAAGACCTACGCCAGACTATGCTAGTATGACTCCAGAGCAGAGTGCGGAGATTCTTACTGAGGATTTCGGGGAGAATGCTGAGAAGGTGGTGGACGGACAGATTAAGAAAGCTGAGAATGCTTTGAAGGATGCCGAGAAGATGAAGGTGGACTATACCGCCGAGCCTAACGACATCTTGGAGCAGGAGACTTTGAAGAATCAGACTATTGAAGCTGCCAAGAAGCAGTTGGATCACGCTCAGAATATCAAGAAGGCTATGACTGCCAAGAAGGTTGCTGAGACCGTGGGTAAGACAGAACAGACTGAGGGCGCACATGAAGCTGGTAGCGTGGCTGCACAGAAGTTTGTGAATGCACCTAGACTTGTAGGCAACAAGCGCACAAGAATGCTGCCTGACGGAGAAACCAAGATTAAGGGACACTATGAGATTGTGCCGGCTGAAAGCCTTACTCCTTCTCATGATGTGAACAATGGCTATAAGAAATCTGAGGGATTCCCTACCGATGCTGAGGGCAGAACCGTGAATGACCGTGACTATGAGCACGACAAGGCGGCTCAGCAGAATACGGACCAGATTGCCAGGAAGTATAACGGTATGGCTATCGAGCAGGTGCCAGTGGTATCTGACGAAGGTATCGTTTATGATGGCAATGGTAGAACGATGGCAGGACAGAAGGCGGCAAAGGAAGGTACAGACGCTGAATACATCAACGACCTCTTGGAGAATGCTGAGAACTTCGGTTTTACCAGAGAACAGATTGAACAGAGCGGAATCGAGCATCCTCGTCTGGTAATGGTGACGGATGAGAGATTGCCATACGATGCAGCTACCTTCGCCAAGTTCAACCGCAACGAGAAGAAGACTCAGAGTAATACCGAACAGGCGGTTGCCAAGGCTAAGACCTTGACTTCTGACGAGGTAGGCGCGATTGTTGCAGAGATTGAGGGAAATGGTTCTCTTGATGCTTTCTTTAACAATTCCAAGGCAATAAATGACTTGGTGAAGACGTTAGTAGATAAAGGCATCATCGGACAGAACGAGGTGGCACAGATGATGGATAGTCCTGAGCGACTTTCTGCACAAGGCAGGGAGTACGTGAAGAACCTTCTTTTGGGTTCAATCTTCAAGCCAGAGACTATCAGAATGCTGGGCATCGACTCTACGGTGAAGAATAAGGCTATCAACGCTATCCGCTCGGTAATGGACAACATGAAGTTGGGCGAGTTCTCTCTTCGTGATGAGATTGATCAGGCTATCCAGTTGCTCTATGAGGCAAGACAGGGCGGTAATAAGGTTGATACGCTGCTGAGAACACCAGACATGTTTGGTGAGGATGCGGCTAAGCGTTACTCTTCTATCTCTCAGATGATGGCTTTAGCCTTGGAGGGCAAGGTTTCTGATTTCAGAGATTTGCTTGACGAATACAACCGCATCGCTAAGGCTAGAAATACTGGCGAGGGCAATATGTTTGAGGCAGCTCCTACCAAGGAAGAGTTAATTAATGAGTATTTGAACTTTAAAAAATGGCAAGATTATGGAACAGGACATTCAGAAATTGAAGGAAGCCATGATGTTTCAGGCGTTGAAGAACCTCAACAAGAAGCATCAGGAGGAAATGAACCTGCAGAAGCAGGAACAGAACCAGAACGACCAAGAGTAGAAGAACCAGACGACTTAGTAAACAAAGAACTTGAAAGTCGTATTAAGGTTACTGACGAAGAAACCGAGACTCCATCAAAGAATGGTCCTATCATGAAGCAGAAAATTCTGATTGATGGCGACAAGGAAGTGATGAAGGTTGATGAGCCTAACGAGAAGGGAGAATACACCGGCTCATACTATGAGTATGATGGCAAGAAGTTTGGTGACCTGAATGAGGTTACTGAGTATATTGACAGCAAGAATGAAGAAGGTCCTCTCCCACTCCTTCCAAAGGAAGAGAACCCAGACCCTCAGTTTAACCCGATTGAGGCGGCCGCCCAGGAATTCAAGAAGGATCATCCTCTGACTGAGGATGAGATCAAGAAGGCAGACGTGGATGATTTATCCAAGGATATGGCTCTGGACTATCTGAACGGAGAAGTGACAGACGATTTGCACCGTGCTATCTACGAAAGCATCTTTGCCAAGACGAGAGGGCAGAAGACTGAACCAAAGGTTGAGACTCCTAAAACGGAACCATCTGCTGACCCTATGGAAGGAATCAAGAATGCAGCAGAAGGATTCGAGAAGGAGAAGAAATCAAAAACCGAAAAGAAGCCTCAGCAAACTGCTGACGATGCAGCAGTAGCGGCTTCTAACAAGAAGGTTAATGACCTTTGGGATATGCTCAAAAATGCCGGCAAGGATGAAATTTCTGCTTCGTTTGTTGGTCTTAACTCTAGACAGCTGGAAGTATTGCCTAAGCTGGTGAGCGCCATGGCCGAGAATGCTTATCTGAGAATCAAGAGAGGTATGCACAATCTTGAAGACGTGGTGAAGGAAATGCGCAAGGAGTTTGCCCCTGCTGCCAAGGTTTTCAAGAAGGAAGACGTGGATGCCATCTATGAGCAGATGATGAATATCCGCTATCGCGACGGAGAGCAGCGCATGAGCTTGAAGGAGTGGGCTGACTACTACGAGAAGACTTCGCCTAAGCATCAGGAGAATCTGGTGGGTGACTCCAAGACTGCCGAGGAGAGAAAGATGGCTGAGAAGAAGTTTATTGATGTCGTGAACCTACAGTTGGGCTTCAAACATAAGTTTAACGGTATCGTTGAGCTGAGAAAGATAGCAGAGAGAGTTGGCTTGAAGGACATCAAGGACACAGACCTTCAGGAGCTTGCAGAAACTGCCATTGTTAAGCGAGCAAGAGGTATTGCTTCTTCGGAGTCTACCAACGATGCGGTGAAGTTTGAACGCATCAAGACACTCTATGAGAATCAGCCTAGTCTCAACCAGCGTGATTCTGAGCGAGTGATGAAGCAGCAGTACTCTACCCCTGCCCCTTACGCCTTCCTTGCAGACATGTATGTGAAGGGCAACGGTAAGGTGATTGAGAGTGCTCTGGAGCCTAGTGCCGGTAACGGTATGCTTACCATCGGCTTGCCAATGGATAAGGTACATGTGAACGATATTGATGCCCAGCGATTGGCGAACCTGAGAAGACAGGGCTTCAAGAACGTGACCAGTCAGGATGGAACCCAGCCTTTTGCAGACAAGGACGTTGACGTGGTGGTGACAAATCCACCATTCGGTAGTGCTACCCCTAAGGAGTATGACGGTTACAAGATTTCTTCTCTTGAAGGACAGATGGCTATCAATGCCTTGGAGAGCATGAAGGACGATGGCCGTGCTGCCATTATCATTGGCGGCAAGACAGAATACGCCAAGAACGGAAGTCTGAATCCAAAGGATAAGGCTTTCCTTGGTTATCTCTATAGCCACTATAATGTGGAGGACGTGATTAATGTGGATGGCAGTCTCTATGCAAAGCAGGGAACCAGCTACCCTACACGTATTATATTAATAAACGGAAGACGCTTGAACGAGAATGCCTTTCCACCAGTAAAGGATAAGGCTAGAGCGGAAGCCGTGAAAGATTATGACGAACTTTATAAACGAATTGAAGATGATATACTACGAGGTGAACGGATGGATTCTTCCATCGGAGGAGAAACAAGAAGTGCTCAACCAGAACTTGATAAACAAGGCTCTGCTGGTACTCCTAAAGAGAGAGTACGAGCAGGAGAACGAGGAGGAAGCAAACCAGATGGTGAGCGAGAGTCTGACCTATTTGACTCCACTTCCGTATCAGGAACCCATGATGACTTGGAAAATCAGCGAGGAACCGAGCCAAGACAAGATGGAGGACTTTCTGATGGAGATAGTAGAACAGACGGAACAGGGACAGAGCCTTCTCCAAGCAAAGAACCAACCACTGGAACCAATGAGCAGCGAGGAAATGGATCAGGAGGAGCTGGACGGAATGACGCTCAGCCAAGTACTGATGAATCTGCCAACGCCGGGAGCGGAAGCGGACCACGGGGACAATTACAGCGGGTGGACAAATCCGTACGTGGACTAAGTACAGAGAAAGTTACCTATACCCCTAAGAGTGGAAATCCATTCACTCTGAAAGCCGTGATGCCTGCCGATCAGCAGGATGCAGTAAACAAGAATCTCGAAAAGTTGGGCGATGCCGACCAGTTCCTTGTTGATGAACTGGGCTATAATGACAAGGATGATTTGTATTCTCATCTTGCTGCAGAGCAGGTTGACTCAGTAGCCCTTGCCTTGCAGCAGGCAAAGAAGGGCAACGCCTTTATTATTGGAGATATGACTGGTATCGGTAAGGGAAGACAGGCTGCTTCGCTTATCAGATACGCCAAGAAGCAGGGTCAGGTTCCTGTATATTTCACCAAGACAGCAGGATTGCTGAGTGATGTTTACCGTGACTTGGTGGATATTGGCAGCCCAGACCTAAGACCATTTGTATTCGGTAGTGCCAAGGAAGCTGCCATTACCGACTCAGACGGAAATGTAGTATTCGCTTTACCATCGAAGAGCGAGGTAAAGCGTGTGCTCGACTACATCGAAAAGAACGGAAAACTGCCAGACGAATACGACTATGTATTGACTACTTACAGCCAAGTAAGCAATGGTGTGTATGAGTTTGACGAGAATGGTGCACGAAAAGAGAAGAAACTTGCGAAGGGTAAGACATTCGGCGCTGCTGCCCTGAGCGGACAAAGAAGACGTGATGCTATTGAAAAACTGATGGGTAACGCCTATCTTATCCTTGACGAAAGCCACACGGCTGGTGGCAATAGCGGTCAGGGCAACTATTTCCAACACATTATTCAGAAGGCAAAGAACGTTACCTTCTTCTCTGCAACCTTTGCCAAGAGACCTGACAACATGCCTATTTATGCTTTGCGTACTGCCATGAATGAGGGCGGTATGAAATCATCCGACTTGATTGATGCGGTAAAGCGTGGCGGTGCAACCTTGCAGGAGATTATGAGCCAGACCTTGACGCAATGCGGTCAGATGATTAGACGTGAGCGAGATATGACTGGCGTAACCATCGACTGGAAGGCGATTGATGATCCTGAGCGAGTGCAGGAACAGCGAGAACAGTATGATAGTATCATAGGATTGTTTAATGATATTATCAATTTCCAAAAGAAATATGTTTCAAGTTACGTGGATGAGCGTAATGATGAGTTGGCTGCCATTCAGTCTACCATGGGAATCAAGAAGGGTACGGCTGCCCTGGGTATCAAGAATCAGCCTTTTGCAAGCAAGGCATTCAATACCGTTCAGCAGGTACTTCTCTCCTTGAAAGCGAAGTCTGCTGCAGAACGTGCTATCGACTACTTGAAGCAAGGCATGAAGCCTGTGATTGCGTTGAACAATACCAACGAATCGCAGACTGGCAACCTTGCGCTTGGCGAGGAAATGGACGCACCAGACTTGGGTACATCTTTGAAGAAGGGTCTGGAGGGTACACTTCGCTATACTCAGAAGGATGCAAAGGATAATAGTGAAAGCGGCTACATCAAACTTTCTGATTTGGGCGATGAGGCAGTTGAGGCTTATCACGAACTGGAAAAGAAGATTGAGAAGACAAGTACCGGTCTTTCCCTCTCCCCTATTGATGTTATCAAGAACGAGTTGCAGAAGGCAGGTTATAAGGTTGGCGAGCTGACCGGTAGACAGACCGAGTTTGTTTATAACGACAACGGAACTGTTACCAAGGTGAAGCGTGCTGATACAGACAAGAAGAAACTCGCGCGCGACTTTAACGATGGCAAGATTGATGCGCTTATTCTCAACAAGAGTGCAGCAACCGGTATTTCCCTTCATGCTTCGAGCAAGTATAAGGACCAGAAGAAGCGTGTGATGATTGTGGCGCAGCAGCAGCTTGACGTAAACGATGAGGTTCAGATGCGTGGACGTATCGACCGAACCGGTCAGGTGGCTAGAGGCGCATACGAATATGTGGTTTCCCTTATCCCTGCCGAACAGCGACTGCTGATGATGTTCAAGGCTAAGTTGAAGTCACTTGATGCCAACACAACTTCTTCTCAGAAGAGTAAGTTCAACGAAATGGAAGTTGCCGATATTACCAATAAATATGGCGATAAGGTGGTTCGTGAGTATATGGCAGAGCATCTTGACCTTTATGCTCGCATGGCTGATCCATTCGGATGGGAAAAGAGTAATGGCGATGATTTGTCTAGAATTGACCCACAGACTCTTGTTGCTAGCGGTGGCGGTGTTGGTGATGGCGAAGCTGGTGCCGATGCAAGCAAGTTGCTTGGGCGTATGGCTCTGCTGAGGGTTTCTGAGCAGGAGAAGATGTTGCAGGAGATTGGCGAGCTTTATGCCAATGAGATTCAGCGACTCAACGAAATGGGCGAGAATGACCTTGAAATTACCGAGCTTCCTTTGAAGGCTAAGACTCTCCACAAGGAAGTTTGGAAGCAGGGTGCAGAGCCGGGCGGCGATAACGCCTTTGCTGACAATACCTATATAGAAAAGGTGAACATGGCCATCTTAAAGAAACCAATGAAGGCTTCTGAGGTGAAGGCTTCGCAGGAAGGCTTGACTGGCGGCAAGACATGGGATGAATACAAGACCGAGAAGAAGGCTGCCGTGAAGGAGTACTTCGACCAGAAGATTGCCGAAGCGAGCCAGAAGTATGAGGAGCGTGCCGTGAAGGCTGCAACCAAGGCGAAGGAGAAATATATCAAGGACGCTAAGAAAGGTCAGAAGGATTCGGGCATGAGCGATGAGCAGATTGAGAAGATGGCTGGCTATCAGTATGATAACATCTACAATCAGGAGAAAGATAAGCTGAACGATGTGGTGAAGAACCTGAAAGCCAAGGCTGAAATGTTTGAGCGTGTGCTTGATACCTTCGATACTAACGGCGCTTTCGTTCTGCCTATGGATATGAACAATCCAAACGAGTTGAGCGGATTCGGCAACAGTTACGGTAGACTTATTGACATCAAAATTACTGATAACTACTCGCCTAACGCCTCTTCGGTTTCCTTCGCTACCTTGGATGGCAGAAGAAAGATTACTTTCCCTATTGCCGGCAAGGTGGGTTCTGGTGAAAACAAGGTGGATATTATCGGTTCTATCGACCGCATGACCAAGCAGGCTGCCGGTATGGGAGACAGCCATCTCAGAGTATTGAACCAAAACTTTGATAACTGGGATAGACTGACCAGCAACGAGAGTCGCAAGGATGGCTATATCGTGACTGGTAATCTGATGCAGGCTTTGGTTGACAGTAAGGATCAGGGCTTGGGCGGTCAGCTGGTGAAATATACAACTGATACTGGCGAGGTGAAGACTGGTATCTTGATGCCAGATAGATTCGACCCTAAGGGCTTGACTACGGATGCGCCTATCAACAGCGTGGTAGATAAGTTTGAGCTTTCATCTTGGCATGGTGGTATTGATGAGGTTACTTCATCGGATGGTGAAGTAAAGGTGAAGCGCATAGACAACAATCGTGGTTACTTCTACGAGCTTCGTGTACCGAAGAGCAAGGCGAAGGGCGGCAAGTACTTCATGGATGAAGATTTGCTGAAACTGGTTGATGGCAATAACTTCGAGACCAGAGGCAACAATATGCTTGCTGAGTTTAAGCCAGAGCAGTTAAAGCCAGTACTGGACCGCCTGTCTAAGATGGGCGTGAAGGTGCAGGAGGAGCGCAAGACTTCTGAGGATGAAGGCACCCACTTCCGTGAGGACCGAGGTTTGCAGTATTCTAAAACAGATACAAAAGATGTTAAGAATAGTAGAATCATTCCCGAAGATGTAGATAAAAATGTATCTTCGCAGATTGAAAAGAGATTCGATGATGAGGTTGAAAGACTTTATGGGGATTCTTCTGAAAAGCCTAACATAGAGAAAGAGGCTAACAAATATGCTGAAAAACAGTATATTGATACTTTTGAATATGACAAAAAAGGAAATCCCATCCAAAAGTATGAAGGCCTAAAATCTGTCATTGACTCTTTGGATAGTAAACTTAAAGATATAGAACAGAAATATGGATTCAACAGGAAATCAGACATCAACGAAATCAAAAGTGCTATTGGAACCGAAACAGCCGAAGGAAATGACTCCAGAGGAATGGGTGGAGTTCCACAAGGGGATAGTGTGCGAATATCCGGCAGAAAAGGGGTACTCTCAGATTACAAAGAAACGGCGCTCTCTTTGGCAGCAGCTCAAAGAGCTAAAGAATATCTTCTCGAAAGATACGATAATATCCGATTAAAGTATGGCCTCGAAGACGGAGATTGGGCTAGCAAAGAACAGGTTGAAAAGATTTTTAACGATTACAACAGTGATGCTGATGTTAAAAAGATTTTTGACCGCATTGCAGGTTTAGTTGATGTTCTTGGAACAAAGTTGAAAGGTGAGGCTTATACAAAGGTCAATGTAGAAGGGTTTTATTATCACCCAAAGAACTACATATTGATTGATACAGATTTATTATCAGCAATTCGGTTCGGCAAGCAAGAACTTGCTTCTGCAATCTGCCACGAAATGTTGCATGTCGTGACATCGGACATCATCAACCTTTATCGAAAGGGCCATGGTGACTTACTGAATGAACGTCAAAGGAAAGCAGCAAAAGAGGTGGTTGATCTGTACGATAAAATCAACTCTTACTTTGAGAGACATTTTGAGGGGGCAAAGCCTTATGCGCTAACAAATCCTGCCGAAATGATAACGGAGCTTGCAAACCCTACATGGAGAAGAATCGCCGCACAGATGCCTGTCGCAAAGGGATGGTTCAGAAGCTTTATTGCAGCCGTTAGAAACATGCTTGGCTTCCCTCCAAAGGTTAGTGCGCTTGACAGACTGGACAAAGCTTTAGAGAACGTAATCAGAAATCTTGATTATGGTGTATTCCAAAAGGGCGCAGAGCTTAACGATGAGATTGTTAACAAAAAGGTAACTGATCCTGAGGAAATCAAGCGACTTGAAGAGGAGCATAAGATTAAGGTTTACCGTGCTATGCAGGTGATTGATGGTAAACTTTATCCTCCTATGGCCGCATCGGTGGGCGGTAAGTTGGTCGAGGCTAACGAGCTTGGGCAGTGGATTCGTGCTGACGAAAACCCAGAGTTGGCTATCCCAGATATTGACCCTAAGACTGGCGAACAGAAGGTAGACAAGAAGACCGGCGAACTGAAATGGAAATTCAAGCTTGACAAGGGCGGCAGGGATGCTACCGGCAAGAAGGCTACAGATATAAATGCAGCCTACAATCCTTACTGGCACATGTCTCGCTCTCCATTGAACGACCAGTTTAAATCGGCTTGGATTCGTCCTAACATCGTTGTCGTGGAATGCGAAACACCTGTTAGTGAACTTTCTAGCGGCTACAAGGCTGATAGAGCCAAGGATGCCGTGGGTGAAGTAGACTGGAAGAGCGGTAGCGTAAGCGGCGAGGTGTTCAAGCAGACTGGCAGGGCAAGAAAGGTCATCCTCTCTCGCTGGTGCAAGCCTGTTAGAGTACTCGATGATGCTGAGGTGGCTCAGAAAGCAAAGGAGTTTATCGGCGATGCAAAGGTAGAGATTCCAGAGAATGTGCTGACTCCTAAGCAGAGAATCGCCTTTGAGGAAGCTGGATTTAAGATTGGTGCTCCTGAGAAGGGCGTGAAGAAATCAGAGCAGATTATGGAAGCTCTGGAGAAGGGATTGACTATTGACAATACTGTTCTTCCAGATGATGGCATCAAGTTCCGCACGGACCGTAGTGATGGTAACTACCCTACTTCATCGGTTGAGAACCATGTAGAGAAGGTGGCTCAGAAGACTGGCGCAAAGGTGAACATGGTTTCATCGGTTGATGAAATCACCAACAAGGCAGCGAAGGCAGCTATTGAGGATGGCAGAAAGATAACCGGTTGGTATGATGAGAAGACTGGCGAGGTACATCTTTACATGCCTAATATCCACGACCGATATACTGCCGAGAAGACTATCTGGCATGAGGTGGTTGGACACAAGGGAATGAGAGAGTTGTTTGGTGATGAACGATTCGATAAGTTCCTTCGTGAAGTGTGGTATGAATTGGATAAACCTGAGAATGCGGCTTTGAAGAAGCTGGTGGATGAGGAGAGAAAGTTCAATCCTCTGAATATCTATGATGCTATTGAAGAAGGTATCGCGCGACTCGCCGAGGATGGCAAGGGTGAACCGGGCTTCTGGAATGGCATCAAGAATAAGGTATCTGATTTCCTTCATGAAATCGGTTATCGTGTTGCTCCTAATACTAAAGATGTGAAGTACTTGCTCTGGTTGAGCAAGAACTTGCAGAAAAATCCGAATGATCCATATTGGAAACTGAGAGCCGAGGCGGTGAAATACCGTCTCGACCATGAGCGTATGCCTGCTGTCGTGGCGCATGATGGCATGTTCTACGGAAATGACGGAAAGGTTAGAAGTATGGATAATCTTACAAAGGCTGAGTGGAATGAGGCTACAGATGGTGAGATTCACTTCCGCACTACCCCATCTGCCGGCACGGCACTTGACAGATACCACCGTTCACTTGATGAGCATGGATATATGTTCACCGAGAGCTATATGGATAATATGCTTTCGTTGAAGAAGTTGATGAATGCGATTGTGCCAGACAAGAAGATTGAGGATATTGCTTCTTCGGAGAATCCTTATATGCTGCAGAACACCATGCAGGGTGCGATGAGCGATGCGGCTCAGATGTTTGAGCGCAACGTGATGAAGCCTCTGGATAAGGCGATGGCTGACGTACTGGATGCCTTCGATGGCAAGAAGGATGATGAGAAGATTAGAAACTTCAATCTCTACATGATTACCAAGCATGGTTTGGAGCGAAACCGTATCTTGTATGTGCGTGATGCCTTGAAGTATATGCGCATGAACGAGAAGACTAAGAAGCTAGCTGATACTGTGGAGTTCGATTGGAACAACGAGAAAGCTACCCTTGACGAGAAATTGGAGCGTGGAGACATCGACTTGAAGACTTATTATGAGCGCATGGACGATTTCATCCGTACCTACGTGGATAGTGACAATAAGTTTGATGCTGGCGAACATGACTATTCGGGTATTCACGCTATACAGGAAGTGGCTAAGTCTTCTGATCCTTACGATGATGCAGAGGCTATTGCTAGCGTGATGGATTCAGAAGCAAAGATGGAGAGTATCAAGAAGGGGTCTGTTAAGGACTATTGGGATAAGGTGAAGGCTGCCACCCAGTATTCTATTGATACTGACTATAAGAATGGTCTTATCAGCAGAGAGCTTTACGGTCATGTATCTGATATGTTCAACTGGTATGTGCCTTTGAGAAAGTATGATGAGGCTACTGCAGAAGATACTTATGGCTATATTACTGAGCAGGGAGACCCGAAGAGTTACATCGGAAGCACGATCATGAGAGCGAGAGGACACAAGTATCTGAGCGAAACAAACGTGCTGGCGCAGATTGGCGCGATGGGTAACAGAGCTATCAAGAACGGTGGTATGAATGCTATCCGTCAGGCTTTCGCAAGATTCGTAAGAAACAACTCGAACAATAATCTTGTGACGGAGACTAGGGTTTGGTACGCCGATGACCCTATCACTCACACCACCGTGGAGCGTTACCCAGACATTCCCGAGGGCGCTACGGCTGATGAAATAAATCAGATAGTAGCAGACTTCAATATGGAAATGAAGGATTTGGAATCAAAGGGGTTGGCGACAAAGGTGTATCGAAGAGGAAGAATCGGCTATAAGTTCCAAAGAGCAGAGAACAAATCACAGCATATCGTAGATGTAAAGATTGCCGGAAGGACCCATACCTTTATTATCAACGGAAATCCTAGAGCAGCGCAGGCGTTGAATGGATTGCTGGAGAACTCGGGCGCCAAGGGTATCATGAAACCATTGAGTTCTATCTCAAGAATGATGGCGCAGTTGTGTACATCTTATAACCCTGAGTTCGTGATGCGAAACATCATGCGTGATGCGGAGTTTGCATCTAGCAACGTTACTTCTAAGGAGGGTGCAAGATATGGTGCGCTCTGGGCGAAGTACTATGCGCAGTTGGGCTTGTATAAGGGTGCATCGAATATCAGCTTCAAGGATTTGAGCGGAACTACTGGCTTGGGCTTATTTGCCAAGTATCGTAACGGAACACTTGATACTTCTGACAAGGTACAGAAATATTTCAAGGAGTTTATGGAAAACGGCGGCGAAACCGGTTGGGTTCAGATCAAGAACATGCAGGATTGGACCAAGGAGTACAAGAAAGATGTGAAGAGCGAAAGAAGCAAGATAGACAAGGGTGGCGCTGCCCTTCGTGACTTCTTCTTCGGAAATCTGGCGAACATCAACGAGGTGGCTGAGAATATCGCCCGATTCGCTACCTACTGTGCGAGCCGAGACAGTAACCGCTCTATCATCCGTTCGGTCTATGATGCGAAAGAGGTATCTACCAACTTTAACCGCCATGGAAGCGGTGATGCCATCAAGAGTTTCAAGAACGGAGAAATGACTGGCGGCAAGGCGGCTGCAAGATGGGCTTACGGATTTACGGCTAGCTATCTGAGACATTGTTCTATGTTCTTCAATGCCGGTATTCAGAGTACAAATCTTCTTGTGAAGAACTTGAAAAATCATCCTGTAGGTACTTCTATCAATATGCTTACCATTCCTTTTGCCCTCGGTGCGCTTGCTGCACTCGGAAACAATGTGCTGATTGCGAGCGAGGACGAGAAGGACAGAAAGGGAGTGAAGGATCCATACGGAGAGTTGCCTGACTACGTGAGAAGAAACAATCTCTGTATCTACAAGGGCGGTGGCGAGTTCGTAACGATTCCGCTTGCCATCGAATTGAGAGCCTTCTATGGTTTGGGAGACTTGGCGGCTGGATTGACTTTCTCGCCTAACGTGAGCGGACAGAAGAATCCTGCCTTGGATGCCGTGGGCTGTATGTCGCAGCTTGTGCCGGTGATGGACTATCTCGGTAACTCTTCGGCTGGCAAGGAGCCATTGAATGAGACGATCAAGGCTATCTCTCCTTCTGCCCTATCTCCTTTCGTGGAATGGGAGTTAAACACCGACTGGAAGGGTGCGCCGATTGAAAGACGTGGTGACTGGAATGAAAATTCCCCTGCTTGGCAGAGAGCCTACAAGGGTGTGCCTGACGGTTATCTGTCTGTAAATAAGTTTGTGAATGCGCAGACCAACGACGTAGCCAAGGGTAATGAAGATATGCTGGGTAATAGTTTCCTGGATATGGTAACGAACCCTAGTATGCTGAATCATTACATCGGTGGTCTTGGCGGTGGTGCTGCTACCTTTACTGAGCGAGCTATCGGTGTTATCAAGCACGGTAAAGACACGGAAACCAAGGATATTCCTTTCCTTCGCTCTCTTCTTTATACGCCTAGTGAGCAGAGTAGCTTGCAGCGAACCAAGAGCAAGTGGTATAACTACAAGGACGAAATGGAAAAGACCATGGCCAACGTGGACCGCCTGAAATCGAAGAACGTTCCACTGGATAAGAGAATCACGAATATCGGTGAGTATTTCCACTTCCAAAACTCCAAGGAGGCTGCCAAGGTTAGAATCATCGAACTGGCAGAAAAACAGATGAAGCGATGGAAGAAACTCAGAGATAAGTCTTCTGATACCGAGAGCATCAACTTCGCTAACCAGAATATTGACAGAATCATGATGGATGCGGTTGATGAGCTGGATAGATTGGAATAATATAAAAATGGAGTGGGCGCAAGGCTCACTCCTTCTTTACTATATGGCTAATATCGACTGTTCCAAAATATGTAAGTGTCACAGTTTTTGTTCCATTACCAAATAAAGCCTCTATATATATTCTATTGTCCTCATCGTTTTCTTTAATTAAAAGATAAGAGGACTCTGTGATATTCTCTTTATCGCATTTAAAGGTAAACTCTCCAAAACCATAGCCGTCGCCGTAGTCTTTCCATACACCGGCATTAAATGAAGGGTATGCTGTAAGGTAGTTTTTCTTACCAAGAGTAACTCTATCATTTGTGATTGCATTCAAGGTGTAATTGCCTGATTTTACTTTAATAAAATAACCGCCGACTGTTATTTGTTCTATTGGGTAGTCTTTCCCATCAACAGAGAATTTGTTTGATACTTCTGCAGGGTCTTCGCTATCGCTGCATGCACATAATGACAGAACTGCCATTAGGATAAATAATAATTTCTTCATGAATCAATGTTTTATGCGTTTGTATTTCTGGGTGCAAAGATAGGGATTTTTTTGATAGGTTGTATCGGGGTTGGAGAGATTTTTGCGTAGTTTAGACATTTGCTAAATAAGGAGGGGACTCAGCATAGAATGCTGAGGAACGGGGGCTAGAGGGGGCTTTTCTTGCTGGTGGCGGCTTGACAGAGGGAGCCTAGGAGGTAGCAGGGTTCTTCGGTGTACATATTTATAAGGAACTGCTCGGATATGTGCTGAACTACATGGAGCATTTCGTGGGTGAGGCTATTCGTGTACTCCCCTTTTGAGGTGGCCCAGCCTATTACTACTATCGTTTTTCTGGTATCTATGTTGGAATAGGTGATGCCTTTGTTGGGTTCGCCTTCGAGCACGAGATTACAGGCATCTTCGAGAGGAATGCCGGCGCATCCCAAATCCCGAAGATACCTTCTTACCTTCATGGCATCCTTTGAGTGGACATCGTACATTACATGTACTGTCCAGTCGTACCTTTCCAAATATATCTCCTGCTCTGTCAAAACTATCAACTTTAAACTGTTAACTATCAACTAAAGTATTTCTTCCCAAGGAATGCCCACACCATTGAATGATGTATCTGCATAGAAGCGGTTGAAGATGAAACCGTCCTGCTGATCCTCATCATCTACGTAGTCTTTGATGAACTGGGCCATCTGCTTTTCTTCTGTGATAGACGAGCCATAGAAATCGGCTAGGCACATGTGTGCGATGTAAACCGCATCATAGCCCACATTGTTCTCCAGCACGATATTGTTCTTCTTCAAGATGTCCTCAATATCCTCCTTGCTCATCATGCGGATAGGCTTACCATTCTTCCGCATCTGCTTTACTGCCCACTCACACATCTTCTTATTGAAGTGCCAGCCGTTGTAGCGAAGGTAAGCCCTCATTTCTTCCGGCTGATAATCGTAGGCGTTCAAAGATTGTCTGTATTTTCTTTCCATAATCTTTCTGATATTAAAAAGGGCTTGGTAACGAAATTGGTTTCGCCACCAAACCCCAAGTTAGTTAATACTCGTCGCCGTAGCTTCGATAATCACGTTCTCCACGGTCTCTGTCGTCACGTTGGCGCATGTCTTCGTACTCTTCATGCTCTCGCATACCACTTCTGCCTCCACGACCTCTGTAATCGGGCATGCGGTTGCGCTCGCCGTATCGGTCACGTCTGCCTTCACGCTTCATTTCGCCCAGGCAGTTCATCGCCTTATCCAAGTAGCGCAAGCCTTTCTCCACGTTCTCATACAAGCCATCAAACTTGTCTTCTGTAATCTCAACCATTATCATAATTCTAAGATTTTTAAAGTGAATAGATAGGAGATTACTTGTTTATCGCCTGTTGGAGCAATCCCATCATCTTGTCGAGCTTGCCCTCCATGCCAGAAACCTTGCCTTCCAGCTTGCTGATCTTCTCAGTCTGTTCCCTCTCCTTGGCTATCTGGGGGTTGAGCTGCAATAGCATTCCCTCACAAGAATCAACGACTTTCTTGTGGTAATCTACGCTCTCCAGTATCGCCTTGGATTGTCTCAGCATCGTATCGACCTCTGCACTCATGGCTTCCTTGTTGTCGCTCACCACAAGGTTCTTGTCGTTGGCTATCTGTCCGTTGGCAGGTAGCTGTTTGAAATCAACCTCCTCATCGTTCAGTTTCACCTTCACATCAACCACAGTTTCCATAGGCTGAGGCGTGAAGCCATTGTTGAAGGTAGGGTATTTCGTCTGAGGATTGCTGACCGAAACGACCTGACCAATCTGCAAGTTCGGGTTCTCGCCCTTGTCGAGCACATAGAATAAAGAATTTGTTCTTAAACCTTGAAACATAATGTAATCTCCTATTATCTATTCTGTTTGTTAAACAATACCCGTCATTAGCTGAAGGGTGTTAGTGTCTCTCTCAAACCAGAGCTGAACCACTCCAGTTCCCGGCACGTCTGCAACCGTCAAAGCATCACCATTGAATTTGGTTACAGCTTGGGTTGCGCCGTTGGTCTCGAAAAGGATAGGCAGCGTACCAGTCGTTCCTGTCGGAATAGCCTGTTTCAGATTTACGAAAATCGTTCCTCTGTAGTTGGCATTCACGAAGGCGTGGTTTTTAAAGGTGAACACCACATCGGCAGTATTCACCTTCACGCCTGTTGAAGCGATAGCCGCCGAACCGTTACGATTCACCCAAGTAAAAGGTCTTAACCATAACATAGCAGCCTCCTTTCTTTAACCCCAAAATCCTGCACCATTAGCAGCATTCAAACCATACAATCCTGCCTGATAAGCCACGCAGTTAGGAACCGCAGTGAATGGGCTGTAAGGGGTGGTTACCGTCTCTGGCAGCTTGCACTTGATACCTGCCACCTCGTTCTGCAGACCAGCCAATACCTGATTGATAGGTGCTACAGCCTGACCCACGATTTGTGAAGTCATTGCGGAAGCTTTGAAAGTACTGTTCTCTTCGCGAAGCGCATCAATCTTGTTCTGCATTTCGCGCATCTCAGCCTGCTTCTGACCATCAACGATGGTCTGAGTGCTTTCCTTGATAGCGTTATGCAAGTCGCAAGTCTGTCGCTGAGTCTCGTAAGCTACATTAGAGAAGCCACGCTCCTGACCGACAGCCACGTTGTTGATGGCATTCTGCAAGGTTCCAGTCTGCTGACACATCGCCAACTTGATGTTGCCGTCCATGGCGGTAATGTTGTTGTTGGTCTTGCAGCAGCATTCTGCCAACTGGGTAGCGATTGCGTTGTTACCCTGCATGATGGCAGTTAATACCTGATTAGCAGTCATGCCCATCTGGTTGCCGACACCGCAAATTTCCTTGCTTACACCGTTGATGGCAGCGATAACGTTACCGGTAGTAGTGTTGAGAGCAGTAGCAAGCGACTGAACATCGTAGCCATTGCGCTGAACTGCCTGCATGATAACAGCCGTATTGGCATCGTTATTGAGCATAACGCCACCCTGTCCGTTAGGCATCAAGCAACCGCCATTGTTTCCACCGAAGAAGTTGCCTCTACCCATAAGAAGGAAGAGAAGCAAGATGGCAAACAAGCCATCACCCCATCCGTTTCCATTACTCTTGCCGTTGCAAAGAGCAAACAAACTTGGATCTACACCCTGTCGCTGCATAAGTGCTGGGAGCATAGCGAGAATGCTATTGAAACCGCCGCCCTGGCTGGTTCCGTTCTCCCCGAATACGTAAGTTTTTGACTCACTCATAATAAAATAGTTTATTCGTTTCGTTCACTATTGAACTTGGTGCAAAGTTACGAAGAAGATGAGGCTCTGCCTAACTATGCTCAAAATAAAGTTTTTATAGGTTAGATAGTTGTTTATCAAGGATTTATGATGAGTAATATGATGCTCAATTATTTGGGTTTTGTCTAAACTAGGAAGAAAGTAAGCATTTGCCAGTACAACCTATTGATATTTTTGCTACTTTTGCAGGAAAATAACGTTTTAGTATATTGTTAATATGAAGAAATTATTGTTTTTGTTTTATTTAGTATTTTCCCCTATTGCTATACTTGCACAAGATTCTGTGTTAGGTATAAATTTTGGGAACAGCTACAGTTCCGTCAAGGCTTCCCTTGAAAATAGATATGGAACGTTGAATGTGATGGAAGATAAAGGAACGCTAAGGGTCTTCGATATTTCTGTTGGTGATTATACATTCAATATGGGAGAGTTTGATTTTCAGTATAGTGGAAGCAATTCGTACTTTTATTATGCTGAATTTCAAAAGAACTTTTCTGTTAATGCTTCACAACAAGCAAAAGACTTTAGGGAAAACTTGCAACTTACATTAAGTAAAAAATATAGAACAGGTTATATATGGATAAACGAACAAGGTTACAAATGCTATAATTTTGCAGAACCGGGAACAGATCCTAAAGAAAATCCTGCATGTACTTTAATTGTGCAAAAATCAAAAAGTAAGGGCGGCGCAACATATATCTATGTCACCCTATATTATGGTCCACATTATTATATAAATGAAGCTAGTGATTTTTAACAATGAAAACATTTTTACTTTTTGCGATACTTTTCTGTTCTTCCATAGAAAACCATGGCGTTTATATCTGCACAGGACCAAATGCCTATGCTTATCATAAAAAAAAACATGTAGAGGTCTTCGACATTGCACTGGAGAAATTAAAGAAATTAGTTTAGTGCAAGCTAAGAAGGACAATCGAAAAGCTTGCAAATTATGTTATAAGAAGAAACATATATGAAAACAGAAGAATGGGTTGTTCTCATAGTAATTGTGTTGATCGCTATTGGAAGCTGCGGTGGTATGAATGAAGATGGTTCCGATAGAGGCGATACTGGGTATGAAGATATAAGCCGTAGTATTAACGGTGTGGCATTATAAATAATATTTTAATGCTATCTTATTTCCAGTATAGAAATGTCTTATGGTGAATTTTAACTACTTTCAGGAATAGCTAACTTTGAGTATCTTTGCATTGCATTCTAATAGTGGAGTGTATAATTTTAAAAAAATAATAGACTTAGATGAGAAGTTATGTTATTCTTTGCGATTTTTCGCCTAGTGAAATCAAGAGAGTTGAAATGAAAGTTGCTACCCTTCCTAAGCGAGTAAAGCCTTATGTTTTCGTAAGAAAATGGGGTGAAATTTGGTGGAAGGTTAATGAGTAAAATCAAAGGGAGTGTTATAATAGCACTCCCTTCTTCTTTATCTATGCCGTGATTGTTTCTTCGTCAACTGTTATAGTGTTTTCTGTCCATGTTATCTTTGTAGCATCTTTGCTTGGGTTGAATGTCACACCTTTAAATGTTGCATTATCTCCTAACCAATGGAATGTAAAAGTGCCTGTCTTACGTCCATTTCTTCTATTGACTTTGACAAAATCTTCAACCGAGCCTTTTATCTTTGTGCCAAGAACTGATGTATTCCACTCTCCAGCTAATGGGAAGTTTCCTAAAACTGAAAAATCACCATAAATATTTTGACAACCATTAAAATTAAGCTGTTTGATTTTTTTGCAGTCTTGCAACTCAGAAATATCTCCTGATATAGAACTACCGCTAAAATCTAATGCTGTTAATTCAGTCATTTGTTTAAGAGTACCTAAATTACCTGACACTTTTTTATCTGATTTTGGAAAACCCAACGAAGTTATACCTCTTGAATATTTAAAATCATCAATATTTATTTCTAGTCCATGAAAGCCAGAATCGTCATTTGAACCACCATTTGAAATAAAAGTTATGCCATATTTATTAAATACTTGAATAGTCGCATCTGTATTTTTTAGATACACTCTTGTTATATTATCAGAACCACCAAAAATTACTTCGCTTAAAAACTCAGAACTTGGATACTCTGCTGAATTTGAAAAAAGCAATTCACCATTTAGTGATTTTAAGGTAACTGGTGAGCTGCATCTCATATCCAAAACTTGTGTATATTCGTTCTCTTTGTTAACAGTGTGAAGTTTAATACGAAATTCACCTATTTTAAGTAAATCATTATTTTCTACAACTCCATTTAATTTTGTAACTAAACATTTATTCATACTTTTATATTTTTAAATTATTACACATAATTATTTTCTTATTCCGTAAACTCGATATACCGAATAACTATCAGAATCCATTTTCATTTCAAAAATCTTATTCCCATTCTTTAAATCATAGATTCCTATATTTGGAGTACCTGCACTTCTAAAAGAACCCCATGATACTAAAAAAATTCCATCTGCAAGTTTATCTACAGAACCCATAAAACGACCTCTATAAGATTGATATGTAAATGAATTGAAGTTCTTGACAACTTTATTCTCGGCATCTACGTTAAATTCCACAATTCTTGACGCACCACTTTCTTTGTTGTCAAACAAGGTATATAAACCTGTACTATCAACAACTGCATCATGACATTCAAACCATTGCTGTTCTGTAGTAGTTTTTATACGTGTTGCTACATCGTAGTTATAGCCACTACCTTGGTTTCCTCCAATTTTCCAAAGAATATCACCAATAGTACCAATGTGAGTATCATCTGACCATGTACGAGAAATTACAAGAATTTGGTTTGCATGTTTATTGTTTAATACGAGGTTATTATCTTTATCAATACAGATAGTATTATTATGCAAATAATCTTGATTATTGCCTTTGTAATGACTATCTTTCCAAAGTTCTGGATAATCTTCTGATTTCCATAACCAAACACGTTTACCATCATATTGTTCCTCAACATGTAGTGATATTACCGTCTTTTCCTCTCCATCTACTAAAGTTTTTTGATTACCAACATACCTTTGAGATATTACATGAAGAGGATTTACAGATAGTACCAAGCAGTCATGTGGCTCTATATTGTTGCCTTCCGAATCTCTTATATTGCCTTTTACTAGCTCAAAAGTCTCATCTTTAGCCTTATATATGTTTAATTCGCCACTTGATGAATTTAGATTACCATCAACGCCATAATAGTATTGTACACCATTTTCATTTATCAACCTAGGGCAATTTACCTTTTTCTTTAAATATCTGGTAACCAACCCATTTGTTCCTAGCTCAAGAAGATACTCCGTCCCACCTTCTATTGGACACAATACAAGGGATTTATAGTACTCGGCAAAGCTTCCGCTAATTGTAAATTTAGGAAAGTCAGATGGCAACTCTGATGAAGGTATTCCCTCCAACTTTACCAAACTAATCTGTGGAGAGTCTCCTAAATCATCTACATTAAGAGAGTAATATCTACCACTACTTCCCTTTACATAAGTTGTAATTCCAAGCTCTATGTTTTCTTGTCCAACTTTGAGTTTCGGAATGCGAATTGCATCTTCTTCCTTTGTAGGAACATATTTTGCCTTTACTATTCTTTCTGTATCAAGAGCGTTAAGCATTACTACCATAACTACAGAGACTGCTTTTGAAAAGTCTTGACCTTCTGATGCCTTAATTTGGAAAGTAGGCTTATAAGCAACATTCTTCACGTCCCCTAAGATGTTTTCATTCTCATCAAGAACCACAACTATTCCAGTGCCGAAATCATTACGAGTAAACCAATCCCCCTCCTTGCATGGAATATTATTAGAGTAGCATCCAGTAGCTCCAGTTTTTCTTCCAATAGCATTAAAAACTTTAGTAGCAAAATCAGAATCATACGTTCTAATCTTGTTCTTGTCAAAAAGATTTTCCAAACTATAATCTACAACTCCATCAAGTCTAGATAATGCTATTTCTGAATCATCTATAGGCTTTGTATCTACATAGTTTTTGGTAGCATATTCTATTTTATTCCCTTTTTTGTAGAATTGTTCTACTTCCATTCTCTTTTCATGACGAGTACCTTCTGAATCTCTATACCCAAGCACTTTTCCTTTTGCATCTGTTGTAATTTCAGTTCTTCCTTCTGGGTCTTCAATATGGGAAAACTCTGTTGGGATAGTTTCGGACTTTACCTTATAGAGATAATGGCTACCATCGGGAGCAATATATCCAATCACCTTACCCTCGGCATCTGTCTCAACAGAAAGATATTCATCATTCTCTGTTGTAGAAAGATGAGCTATACGCTCTTTGATGTCTGGTATATCAACAATAGCATTGGCAATAAAGGTACTAATATCAATTCCACTAACAATCATGTGACCATCATTTGCACGGAAGCCACCAAGAACCTTATTCTCTGCATCAATGATAGCATAAAGCCATTCCTCGTTGGATATTACAGAGTACATTTCGTGGCTAGGGAAGTATGGTTCTCCATCATACTTGATTCCTGCAAGGATTCTATTTTCTGCATCTACTACTGCGATAATATACTCATCATTAGAGATATAGAAGAAGGTGTCAGCAACATCAAGGTTTATCAATCCCTTACCATCTTCCTTTGGCTGGAAGGTATTGATGGTTTCATCAATACTTGAAAGAGCTTCCTTGATAGCCTTAATATCATCAAGCCACTGAGCTTTAGCTGCCCAACAAGTACCATCTTGCTGAATACCAAGAAGAGGATGATTTACTGCATCAAGAATTACCCAAAGGAACTCTTCGCTCTGTGATATGTGATACATATCATTCTGTGGATAATATGGTTTACCAGTTGCTCTGAAGATACCAAAGAGAACCTTATCATCAGCATCAGTGATGGCTTTTATGAACTCTTCGTTCTCTATTACCTTGAAGCACTCTTTAACCTCATTATCAACAAGAGACTTTCCTTCCTCTTTGTCAACCTTACCTTCCTGCAATGCTGCAATGCTTGCAGACAATTCTTTCTTGGCAGCATTAATAGCTTCAAGAATATCTGTCTTATCCTGCTGGCACTGGTTAATAATTTCCTGTAACTTGGCTCTGATTGGTGCAGGAATACCCTTGCCCCATTCAATGGAACCGTCAAGCTGAATACCAAAAAGGAAGTGGTCTTCTGCATCTACTATTACCTTGATGAACTCTGGAGACTCAATCTCTCGGAATGGAATAGCAAACTGGGAGACTACTTTTTCCTTTGAATCACCGAACTCTTGGGCAATGTTCTCCTTGTTGAACTTCTTGTTTGCAAGTTCATCAATGGCTCCCTGTGCTGTTACAGAATCAAGTCCACTCTCTGTATTCTCGTATGTTACTGCTGAGGCTTGGCTTGCACCACCACTTGCGGAAATGCCCTTGATGGCTTCCTCCATCTGAGTGCTGCGAGTCTGCAACAACGAAATATCATCATCGTTGGCGGTGATTTGCTGCTGCTTATCATCAATCTGAGACTGGAGATCTGTGTCCTTCTCATGAAGCTGTTTGACAGACTTGTCTACATCTTGAATCATCTGATACAAATCTTCAGGTAGACCAGTGGCGGCTTGGATGGTTTTGCGAAACTCTGGGTCGAACTTTCCGATGCCAAGCGTGTTATCTGCTATCTTTTCATTTGTGACTGAGCCATCCTTGATTTTCTCGGTAGTTACAGAATCGGGAGACAACTTGTCGTTGTCGATGCTGCCATCTACTACCTGAGAAGCACCGACTGCATTGTCGGCAAGTTTGTCCTTGGTGATAGACTTTCTTGCTACCTTTTCCGTTGTTACAGACTCGTTGGCAAAATGCTTGGATTCCAAGGATGCCTCACGGATTGCTCTACCATCTACAGACTGATCGCCCAACTTCTGGTTGGTAATAGCCTTCTCCTCTACCTTCTCGGTCGTAACATTACCGTCACGAATTTTGTCTTTCGTGATGGCTTGGTCATTGATGTCGTCTGTTTTTATCATCGGCACCATACCACCTATTTTTATATCGTCTCTAAATGTAGGCATATTTAATTTCTTTTGGTTCTGATGAAGTGAATATCTGAATCTTTACGGTCTCTGGGATAACTCGCATACGAAGATAGAACTTATTTGTGTTCTTGTGGGCACGGATGGGAACTCTAGGCTTCTTACCATCGCCTTTGTCTTGCCGGATGATGAGTTTGCCCGGGTGTTTGAGCGTAATCATCAGGTAGATGTCACGCTGCAGGGTAATCTCTGGTGATACCCATGCAAGTTCTTCCTCGTTATAATTCGTTGATACATACTCCATTTTGTACAGTTAATAATTAAAAGTTAATAATTAATAGTCTTCCTCTCCTACTACTTTGTGCTAACGCCTAGCTGCTGCAAGGCTATCGTGTACATCTGATTTGCCTTGGTATCATCGTAGGCTGAGAGGAGGAGGAAGGCGAGATAGTAGATGAAGGCATTCGAAAGTTTATCGGGGATGGATACATCGGTTGTATCTGATGTTATGCTCACATTCTTTGGAACGCCAACGAAGGAAATGACGGCTTTGTCTGGTATTGGCTGTAAGAGAATGCGGATAGGATTCTCTCGCATGATTGTTGCCAAAGGACGGTCTGCAGTTCCCTTTGCTGTATCATCGTACATCATAAGAGCCTCATCGTCGGTATCTTCTACTGGCGTTACTGCCTTGAACCAGCCTTCGCCACGAACTCGGGAGATATTGATAACCTCGGTATCGCTAGGCATCGTAATTGATCCAATGCCTCTTGTTTCGTCAAAGCTTTCTACCTTAATGGTTGAAGTAGTCGTTGCATCTACCTTCTTGGAGTCGGATAAGACGGGAGAAGATGCAGCAGTAATGGCTATCCAATGCAGCGCATCGTTTATCTTCGACTTGATGATGTTGTCCATATACAAATCATCCTTCTCATCAGTGATTTCCGATGTGTTGTTGGATTCCTCGTCTATGCACCAACGTACTGCCTTTATGATGTCTTCTACCTTCATTTCACCTTATTATATATTATGGCTTGTGATTTGGGAAAACAAAGTTGTGTTTTGTTGCCCATTCCAAAGCACTTGCCAAAGTCTTGAACTGTCGGGGTCCCTCACGCTTGTCTTCCTCGTTGACAAAAGCAATCAAGTCTTCATCTGAAACGACAGAAGCAACCTCAATAGGTCCCTTTTTATTTTCTTCGGAAGATTTCTCTTTCAGTTCTGCAGCCTTCTTCAATTTATCCTCAAGAGTTTCCTCTGAACGGATGAGCTTAACGAGACCCTGTTTGAAGAGGTCGCTGCTTTCGAGCAAATTCTGAGCGTACTCATTCTTCAAGATAATTTCCGGCTTCTGCTTGGTAATCACATTACCACGCTCGAAGTTGTAGCGAACTGTTACGCCATTCTTGCCTTGAAGAATATGGCTTACAGAGTTTCTATTTGCATTATATCTATATACCTTAATCATATTTGCTAATTATTTATTTATAACAACAGGTGACCGGCACGAAGCCAGTCACTTGTTATTCGGTGTATTACACTAGGCTGCAATAAGCTGACCTGAGAAGAGCTCCCATTTACCGCCCTTGTAGATATAAACATTCTCCTTCTCGTACTTGGTTGTACCACTATCAGCATTTGGAGCCTCGTAATCGGCTGTCAAAGCGACAATCATACCATCACGAGGAGTCTCAGGCAACTTGCTCATGGAGATAATGTTGTTGATAACACCCGATGCACCAAGTGTAGAAATCTTATTCTCTGGACCAACAAGAATGCTGTTGTAGCCACGAAGAGCAACGCAATCAGCCTCCCAGTGCATGTAACGCTTAGCCAGACGTGGATCGTAAGCATCCTTTGACAAGTCGTTGGTGCGCTCCTTGCTCTTCTCCTTGACGTAGTGACGAGCACCCTTGAAGTCAGCACCAATCATGCAGTCTTCCAAATCCATGTAGTCGAGCGTGCTATCCCAAGCGAAGTTGAGAGTACCATAGCTACACTTGAACTGATTGAAGGTGATGTCGAACTCCTTAACTGTAGAGAACATGACATCGCGACCCTTAGGAAGTTCAATCTTCATGAGTCGCTCGACAGCGTTCTTACCACAGAAGAGATACATGGTATCAGACTCAGCGAAGTCGGTGAACATCAGCTTAGCGATAGCGATAAGGTCAGCGAAGGTATAGGTGTCGCCAATACCGTAAGAGTTGGTAAGCTGGTTGATGATACCCTCAGCAGAGTAAGCGTATTCCTGAGCACCGTCCTTTGTCTCCATGAGGAACTTCAACTTAGTACCATAGAGGTAACTGCGCTCCTGACGAAGCAAGAACTTGGTGAGAGCATCTTCCTTCATATCGGCAACGGTATGAGGCGCCTTCTTCTTGATTTTTTCAAACTCCTCGGTGAAGATGATGGAGAATGCACGCTTCTGCAAATAAACCTCCTCTGAGCGAGGCTGATAGTTCTCTGGTGGAACGTTCATCTGGCTCTCGGAGAGGATGGTGGAAGCACAGAGGATGCGGCTGTTAGCTGGGATAGCTGGACAGCCCATAGAGTCGAGGGTTTCACCAATAGTGCCTTCGGTCTCAGCCGGACCATTAAGAGCCTGCAAAGTAACCTCATCCTTCGTCTTCTCAATAACCAATAGATTCAATCGACCGCTAACCTTGGTCTTAGAACCACGCTCGTAACCGGCAACAGAAGGAACGATAACTGTACTACCCTTGTAGAGAGGCAATAATGAACCAGAGAAGTTAGCCTTAGTAAGCTTGATAGTGCCACCAGCTGCGGCAGCTTCAATCTGCTTAGTAACAACACCATCGAGGGTGTCACCACCGACACGGGCATGCTTCTTCTCATAGCCGTTACAAGGCACACTCTTGGTAATCTTACGGATAATCTGGAGCAAAGGAGTGCGGAAAGGGCGATATTTCTCTACCTCACTATCCCAATCCTCCTCGGCAAGACCACCCTTGCGAATCTGGGTTGCAGAAGCCTGCGTGCCGGTCAAGTCCTGACCTTCTACCTTACCGCCTGGAGCCAACCGGTCTGACTTATCAGGATCAACAGGCTCTGTTGCCGCATCTTCCTTGGTTGACGGTTCGTGACCCTCGTCGCCAATCTGAGTAGTTGGCTCTGCGGTATCAGCCATAGCAAGAACGCCGCCGCCAGTAACCACGGCAAGAAGCATCAGAATCATCTTGAAGATGAACTGACCGCTTGAAAAATAATTTGAAATTTTCTTCATTTTATACATATATTTATGGATTAATATTAATAAGTGATGCCTTCGAAGAATCCGCTCTTCGGCTCATTCTTCTTTTTAGCAGGTTTGTTACCTGCACCCGAACTAGAAAGTGAAGGAGGAATACCCTCGTTTGCGGAAGAGCGGACCTTATTCTGAATCTTCTCGTTTCGGGCTTGCATAGCCGCCTCGTCGCGCGCCGAACTGATGTCGGAATCATAGTTGTTGGCATTGTGGAGCATCTTCCAAATATCATCTGAAATATCGCCACTCTCTACCTTGTCGTGAATCTCGTAAATCTGGGACCACATATCCTGCGCATCATCGGGATAGAGCTTCATCAGGCGTTCAAGCGACTTGCGCATGTTGGCAGTAACCTTCTCGGTTGCCTCGTTCTGTTCAGCCACGTCCTCGTTGTGCTTGGCGAGAATCTCAGCGAGTTTCTTGCCGCCTTCAGGATCATCAAGCAACGTCTTTACATCAATACCCAAGCGAGCCATCGCATCAAACGGATTGTCGTCCGGATTTTTCTCCATATCCATCGCCAGAGCAGCGAGCCACTTGTGCTTATCAAATACTTTAGACAATGCCTTACCGCTCTGTTCGTACTGTCCGAGCAAATCAGCATCATCATTCATTGCCGCATAACGAGCTTCCTTGTCTTCGAAGTCGATGTCAGAATGGCGATTAGAGAAGCGCTTGGAGAAAGCTGTACGATTAGGGCGCTCATCTACAGACGTTTCATCTGTAGCAGCCTCAGCAGGTGGAGCCTGTTGTGTGCCACCTTCCTCATTCATCTGTGCTAATTCTTCTTTTGTCATATCTCTATACTGTTTGAAACTTTTCGGCAAAAATGCAAATAATTTGAAGAAGTTTTGCCGTGCTCCAACCTTGCGCTTGGTGGTTGGTTGGAACACGGCAAAGAAGACCATGTTTTTGCCTATTTTTGCGCCTATAATTAATAATGTATAAGAAAATGGTAAAGGCAAGAATACTGACACTTAGCAAAGTGATGCCTCAACATAACAAGTATGACTCGGTTAAGGCTCGCAAGCGAAGACAAGAACACGGCAAGGACGAGGAGTTACTCAGCCGATGCAGAAATGCTTGGAATAACCTGAGCGGTGTGCGAGAAACGAGGGCGAGAACGATGCGCTACTGCATGGGCGACCAATGGAGCGACACCATCAGAGTATACCATCATGGCTACTGGGAAGAAATGACAGAGCGCACCTATATGGAGAAGCGCAATCAGACACCTATGAGCAACAACATCATGGTGAGCATTCTGGAATCTATTGCCGGTCTTTATGCCAAGCAGGGTACGGAACCGGTCTGCTTTGCAAGAGACAGCGACTCCCGACAACTGAGCGACATGATGAGTGCCACGATGCAATGCAACTGGCAGACAACGTACATGCAAGATGTGCTGAACCACGCCATTAAGGACTATCTTATGGGCGGTCAGATGTTTGTCAGGGAGAGTTGGGAGGCGAAGGAACTTGAAATGCCCGACTCATGGACGGACGCGATGGAACCCGACCACATGTTTTTTGAATGCGGCAGCGACCCACGACACAACGACGTGAGCCTTATCGGTGTGCTGCATGACGTGAGCCGAGAAGACTTGTATCAGAAGTTTGCCAAACAGGAATATGGGCTTACAGAAGAAGATCTGAACGCCATCTTTGATATTTATCCTTCGGACGATAACAGCTACGGCTATGAATTTAACGAAGAAAAGGCGTTGGAGAATCTCTGTTTCGACCATAGCAACAAGGGAAGACATTATTCCAGAGTGATTGAGGTATGGACCACGGAAACCAAGCCAAGACTGCAATGCTTTGACCCGATTGCGACCACAGGAACCGGTGCTTACTTCCGCATAGATTTGGATGATACTGCGATGATACAGAAGCTGCGCAACGACAATATGAAGCGCAAGCAGCAGTATGACGAAATGGGTATAGCGGAAGAAGACAGAGCGTACATCACTAGCGAAGAGATTGCAGATAAGTACTGGTATTATACCTATATGGCTCCAGACGGAACTATCCTCTGCCAGGGCGAAACTCCATACGACTATAAGAGCCACCCTTTCACGATGAAACTCTATCCGTATATCAACGGAGAGATTCATCCATTCCTTGCCAACATCATAGACCAGCAGAGATACATCAACCGACTGATTGTGATGAACGACATGGCCATCAGAAGCAGTTTCAAGGGATTCAAGATGATTCCTACGAATGTGCTTAACGGCAGAACGCCAGAGCAGTTTATGGAAGAGGCGGTAGAGTATGACGGATGGATATTCTACAAGCCATCGGTGAAGACACCGAATGCGAAGCCAGAGATTATTACATCGAATGCCGTGAACATCGGTACGAATGAACTCTTGCAGATAGAGCTGAACCTGATTAGAGAGGTTACCAACGTGAGCGGTGCTTTGCAGGGTAAAACCCCATCGGCAGGAACTTCGGCAGCGAGATATGCACAGGAAAGCCAGAATGCAACCACGTCTCTGTATACCATCCTTGCCGACATGGACGTGTTTACGGAGAAGCTGGCAACCAAGAAGTGCATGACTATACAACAGTACTACGAAGACGGAAGAAGGGTTTACGACCGGAACTTCAATGCGGTTTACAAGTACGACCGACTTTCGGCAAGAGATATTCACTTCAAGATCAGTATCAAGAATGCAGCAGCTACGGCAGCCTTCAACACGATGCAAAACGATACTCTTGATAAGCTTCTTGAAATGGGCGGTATCAACATCATTCAATATCTGCAGAACCTCAACGCACCATTTGCAGACAAGTTACTTGCCAGCGTACAGGAGCAGCAGGCTCAGCTTGAACAGATGTATCAGCAGCAACAGGCAATGGCTCAGCAGCAAGGCGGCGGTCAGGTAGAAAACGGAATTGTGCAGGGTGCAGACCAGAATGCGGTAGCACAGGCACAGAGTGCATTAGGATATAACAGAGCAGCATAAGGTATGGCAGAAGAAACAAAATTAGTAACAATCAGTATGGAGTCCATCGAAGGTGATGTGACGAAGCAGGTTTCAGTTATAGCAAAGAGGCTGAAAGACAAGGATGGTGTTTCTCTGTTTGGAAGCACGACCCTATCATCTGTAGAGAAAATGGTGATAAGGCAATACATCGAATCAGCGGTTCGAAGTTTTGCAGGAGAAATGGCACCAGTAGTAAAAACCTATCTGGATTCTTCACTTCCTGCATCAGTAACTTTCAATGTGACCCGACTGAACGAAGGACACAAGAATGCTTTCGAAAGTTGCTTTATGGGATATGTAAGGGCGTACACAGCCTACATGGTGCTAACTTTGAGTAGTACAGAGCAAGCAAAAGTGTACTCAGAAGAAATGAATATGCACTTGAAGGCAGCAATACAGCTTGTATTCGACAAGATGCCACCTCCTACATCAGTAAAGACATTGAAAGATATGACTGGTTCCATAGAGGACGAACCACAGTTAGAAACCATTAAACAAGGATAAGCTATGATCATAAAATTTCAAATCATCAAATCGGTAGTGATTGAGGCAGTAAAGTCGACAACCTACCTGAAAGCAAAGATAGACAGTTCTACTGACGAAAGAAACATCAAGACTGGTTTTCAAGAGGCAGCAGGTGACGATGAGGTACATGAAAGAACGCTAACGCACGACTTTCAGACTGCCTTAGAAATGACAAAGACCATTCTTGCAGAATATATCGTTCCTACTGCACAAACAGTAGGAGACAATATCATCTACTACAACGACAAAGATGATGATATAGTAGAATTTGTTCTGAACGCCTCACGAAGATGCAACGGAACGTTGACCGATACTCTTGCACGACTGGTGGCAAAATACGTTGAGGACTACATGATTTATCAGTGGTGGTTAAAGACTACCAATCTGAAACAGGCAGAGCCATATCAGGCTACACTTGCACTAGACGAGCAGAGCATCAGAAGATGTTTTGTATTGAGCGGTCCGGCGGTTCCTACTGTTCCATACACCCAGCATCTGACCGCCAAGGTGGACGGAAGCGAAGAGGACGGAGCAGTAACCATACGTATTGACGATATGGAAGTTACCCTATCCTACTCTATTGACGAAGGAACCATTGATGATATTGAGGCAAGAAGCAGCGACCCTAGTATACTGGAAGTACACAGAAGTAAGGAGTCACATGCATTCTGGCTAAAACCTATCAATACAGGTGTAGCAATCATCACTCTATTCTCCAGACACAGCGACAAACTGGAAGTGGAAGTAGAAGCAACCGTAGCAAAGGAGGTATAAGATGGAGTTTAACAAATTACATCCAACACATTTTATCCGAGAGAGAGGATGGAAGCCCGAGCCAAATCCTTTCTTGCCGAAGCCACGAAGAGCAGGGCACGGCTATTGGGATAAACACATCTTTATTTATGCCACCCAACTCTGGTATGATATAGATGCAAATACCAACATGGTAGGGCGAGCAAGACGGAACATGAAGGACGCGCAAGGTGAAGACATTCCGACAAGCGAGAACGATCAGGAACGTCCACTTTTCTACCGATGGTTTGACAAGTATATTAATAAGGTGGAAGCGAATCTGTCTGCCTATGTAATGAAACCAGAAGGAAGGGTTAGAGATAATGCCCTGAGAGAATGGAATGAGAAGGAGATATGGCTGAAATTTCCCGACTACTGGGATGATACCAAATATGATGCACTCGTCAAGCTGATACACGACTATATCGTGACCGGTGCGCTATACGAATACTTTATGCGCACATTGACGAGCAAGGACCCTCTGACGATAGACCAGATGAACCAACTGGACGAACTGGAGATAGACATCATAGACTGCGCCAACTCTACCAAGCCGGGCAGTATGATTCATACTCTGAAACCCTTCGGATAATAAAAAAGCGAGCGTATGGAAGATTTTGATATGGATGGATTTAAGTCTGTAAGGGAGATACAGAAAGAGAAGAAGGAGAAGGTAAAGAAACTTCTCCCTGCAAGGAAGAGTGCCCAAAAGGAATATATCAGAGACTGGCTAGCAAGGAGCCAAGAGCAGTTTGAGGATTGTATGAACCAACTGGCAGAGTATGATCCTAAGACATACGTCACCATCTACAAAGACCTTACCAAGCACATGATACCAAAGCAGACAGAAGTAAGCGTTACCCACGGTATAGATGCAGACTTCAAGCAGCTCATGGCACTCGGTATGACAACCGTAGAAGACGAAGACGAGGCAGACGTACTGGATATAAGCAAAGCACCCGAGATACAGGATGCTGATTTTGAGGAACTAAACGATTTAACGGATGGCTCTAGTAACTGAACAGGAAATAGATAATCTCGTAGCGGAAAATCAGGAGCGATACGATGAGATTTATGGCACCTACGACCCAATGACGGGCGAAGGATGCTATAACTTTGAGCATCGTGTGCTGATAGAACTATCCGATTTCTTCATTCCTAAGATGTGGGTTCCGAAGAAGACCGCCAAATCTGTTCTGTTCAGAGGTCTGAGAAAGATGGGCAGCCTGAAAGACTACATCAACTATGTGCTGCACCAGAAGGATGATGCCCAGCATTTCCAAATGCTTACCTTTGCCATCTGTAGAGTGAGGTTCATGGAAGACCCCGAGTTTGCCCTATACGTGACCGATAAGATTGAGGATAAGAAGACCGGTAAGATGATTCCTTTCAAGCTGAACTATCCTCAGAGAAAGCTGCTGAAGATTATGGAAGACCTGCGGAATGCCCACAAACCGGTGTTCGTGGTTATTCTGAAAGCACGTCAGTGGGGCGGCTCTACCCTATCACAGCTTTACATCAAATGGATTCAGGACTACAGGCGCGATGGTTGGAATGCTATTGTGCTTGCCCAACAGAAGAATACCGCCAAGAAGATTAAGGCGATGTACCGAAAAGCTTTGGAGCGGCAGCCGGGGTGGACCGTAGGGCATCAGGGCGCAAAACTCCAGTTCTCGCCATACGAAAATTCTCCCGACGATTTCCAGGTAACGGATGGTGTGAAGGCAATCAGACGAAGTACGCTGACGGTAGCATCCTTCGAGAACTTCGATTCGGTGCGTGGTAGCAACTTCCACTGTGCCCACTATTCGGAGGTAGCCTATTGGAAGAAGACACCAGAGCATGATCCTGAGGGTGTGATTTCTTCTATATCCGGTGGTATCGACCCATTGGAAGACAACGTGGAGATATTCGAGAGTACCGGTAGAGGTAACTCTGGTTTCTTCTACGACAAGTGCCAGTTGGCAATGGACCCAAAGAATAATGATGCTTATTCGTTCCTCTTTATTCCTTGTTTCTTCATCGAAAAGGATATGACTCCTGTAGAGAACAGAAGAGCATTTGCCAAGTGGCTTTTGCAGAACAGAGACCGAAGCACCTGTCCGAAGGGCTATCGTGAGACAGGCAAGTTCTTCTGGCGAATGTGGCAGAAGGGTGCTTGCTTTGAGGCAATAGAATGGTACAGAAACTACAGAAACAAGTTTACCACCCATGCGGCATGTGCTACCGAGGCTCCTATTGATGAGGAAGATGCGTTCAGAAACTCTGGTAGACTGGTATTCAATCCTTATTCTATAGACGACATGCAGGCTATGTATAAGCAAGACCCTAAGTTTACTGCCGACATCATAGTGAACATCAGCGTAAAGGATGATAACACCATTCCGAACTCGAAGGTGAAGCTGAGAGACGATGGCGAGGGAGACTTGAAGATTTGGGCTGTGCCAAACTGTCTGCAAGTGGAGAACAGATATTTGGTGAGCGTGGATATTGGCGGTAAGAGTACGACATCGGACTATACCGTTATGACCGTGATAGACCGATTCGGCATGATTCCTACTGTGAAGGGCAAGCCAAAGGTCGTAGCTAGATACAGAGGACATGTAAGACATGATAAACTGGCATGGATGGCTGCTGCCCTAGCCCACTATTATGATGATGCGCTGCTGGTGATAGAGAGTAATACGGCCGACCGAGAGAAGAACAACAACACGGAGGGTGATCACTTTCTGACCATTCTGCAGGAGATTGCCGACTACTACGATAATCTGTATCAGAGAACGAGCAGTTCGGAGAATGTGGAAGACAACGTACTGGCGAAGTATGGTTTCCAAACCAACAAGCTGACGAAGCAACAAGTGATTGATAACTTGGAAGAGTTTATTGATGACAATCTGTATGAGGAGCCAGACAAGGAAATGTATCATGAGCTGCGCATATATGAGCGACATGATGATGGCAGCCTGGGTAACATCGTTGGTAACGGAAACCATGATGATGTGGTAATGAGTACCGGCATCGGTCTCTTTGTAAGTCTTACGGACATGGAGAAACCTAGCTGGAAGAAAGCGGAAAGAAGAAGCCGTGGTGGCGATGGTGTTCATACGGCGGCGAAAATTTAGGGGGAATGTTAAGTGTTAAATGTTAAGTGTTGAATTATTATGGAAAGAAACTTAGAAAGACAAACTTTGAGCTTTAGCAAGGGCATGACGAATGTGCCTAGCGACTTGCTTTCAGATGATTCTGAACTGCTGGAGAGTGACGGATTTATCTTTAAGGATGGGGAAATGAAGGCGGTACAGAAGGGGGTAAGTATCGGCAACGTTCCTTATAAGATAATGTACGTTCACAAGATGGCAGACTATGAAAATATCATTGCTTATGATGGTACGGCAAATATATACTGGTATACCAAAGATGATAGTGGAAATATCGTAAGCCCATCCGATGAAGTAACGAAAAGCTTTAATGTAGGAACCGTTTATGATGTAAAAAGTATTGGTAATACTTTGGTTTGCGCCACCAGCGAAGGTCTTCACTATTTGCTTTTCAAAGGAAACAAATACAAGGATCTGGGTAAAGATTTGCCTCGTTTAGATTACGATTTTACTTTTGAGCGACCGACGGGCAACTATACCCAGGAGGAAAGCGGAAGAACATTATGTAATGCCGAGAATGCTATCGAGACAAAACAAGGAGAAAGCTATTTTAACCCATTAAACCATACGTTTATTCAGGCAGGCGGCGTAAAACCCGATGGCAGCGAAACCAAATCATATATAATGTTTAGCATTAAGGTATCATCAGATTCAAAATATGAGAATGAGTTTCAAGAAACTATTCAAGGGCATGTAGCGCAAGCAATAAACTGGGCAAAGAGCAAGAATATGTTTGCTTTTCCATTCTTTCTAAGATGCGCTTTCCGCATGTTTGATGGTTCATACTGCAGAATAACTACGCCTATAGTATGCTATCCAACAGTAAATAAAAACTGTATGTTCAGTTCTGCTGTTTTTGATAGTACACACAACACCTATATGGATTTACATCAGATGGGGGGTGCAGGAAGTATGTTCTACTTTATAGAATACAGGGAGCTGCTATTCAGATTTGAATCAATATCTAACGACTGGAGCGACATCATCAAAGAGATAGTTGTTTTTGCGTCAGATCAAGTAGTGCCATTCTATATAGATAAAGGTTGGCATTTTGAAAGTCCGAATGGCTTGCATAAGAAATATGCTTATGCTAATTTCGGTTATAAAATTTACGAAGAAAAGCTATTGAATTACGACGTGGATGGCTCGACAAGCACAGATACAACTAAAGGACCTTCATATACCAGAGCGGTACATGACGAGCTTCTGCCGAAATACAAGAGTGATGACCAGATTATATCCGAATTACTCTCAAAAACAGTTTTTTACAAATTATTCACAGTTCCAATAAGTGGCAGTCATATTGGTGGTAGTAATTATCATTACACCGTTACCGGCAAGGGTGGAGAACCGGCATTTATTAGTGATGGGACATTGGAGAACCTTCTGGAGCAGGAACAACTGAATGTGGATGATTACTACGGATGGGCTTCTTTGAGTGCCGAATCCATTTACAATTACAATGGCAGACTGAATCTTATTGGAACAAAACGAACTCCTTTTGCAGGTTTCGCCAAATTTGTAGGAAAAGACAGGTTGGAGGATGACGCATTTTTGATGTATACGCACATCGTTTCAGATAAATGTGATACATGGATTGAAAGAAGTGTTACTGCCGATGAAGATTTTCTGCAAGGATGGCTGTTTTATCCAGACCCGAATGCTACGGGGGTTATTTTTTACTCTGCAGGGAAATATATCAGAATTAATCTAAAGGCACATCCTAGATTAAATGGTGCTTATACGTTTCCTGTACTTCCACCAAATAAGCCAAAGAAGTTTACAGAAATCAGTGAAAGCGAATTGCTAAAGATTGTAACAAGCGTAAATGATAAAGAAAATTTGAACTCTCAGATTTTCACTTCTGTAGTCAACAATCCATTTGTATTTGAGGCATCTGGAGACAATACGGTTGGAACAGGAAAGATACTCGGAATTATTGCCAACACGGAGGCGGTAAGCCAAGGTCAGTTCGGTCAATATCCATTAATGGTATTTACAGACGAAGGTATCTACGGCTTGTCGGTTAACTCAGAAGGTCTCTATAGCAGAGCCTATCCAATATCAAGAGAGGTATGTAATGAGGATTCGCCACTGGTGCCGACGGACAGGCTTGTGTTCTTTGCTTCAAAGAAAGGACTGATGGCGGCAAGCGGTGGAAGCGTAGCCTGCATGAGCGAACAGATGAGGGGAAGAGTACCGAGGAACTTTGCAACCTTCGGGGAAGGCAAGTTCCTGGATTTTCTGAAAGACTGCTTTATCGCCTACGATTACAGAGACTCCATATTGAGAATATTCAGCAAAGGGAAATCATACCAATACATATATAATATGGTGGATAAGACCTTCTCAATGGTGAATAGCGGCATAGAGGCACAGGCGGTAGTGAATGATTATCCGGATAATCTGATACAAGATACCAACGGAAACGTCTATTCACTCACGTCAAAGCCAGACATCAACGAAGATACGGAAAGCTATAGCGGCTCATTTACTACCAGACCTTTGAAGCTGGGCGGCAGCATGACATTGAAATCGCTGAGAGCGGTGAAGCATCTGTTTGATTCGGACGAAGGTACGATTAGGCTGGAGATATACGGAAGCAACGACTGCAAGCACTGGTGCAAGCTGCCAAGCGTCGGCGGCAAACCTTGGGCTTATTTTACTTTCAAGTATACGCTGCAGAACTTCAAGGCTGCTGATTCCTTTGCTGGCAGTATAGTGGAGGTACAAAGCAGACGAGAAGACAAAATGAGATAATTCTTTCATACGCGCTAATTTATGATAACATGAAAAAGGCGGCTGCTCATCACGAGTGGTCGCCTTTAAAATTAGTTATGAAATACATTTTTAAAAACATGATTCTCTTTATATGTGTGTTATCTGATTTTGATATTATTTATACAATACGCTACGATGTAGCCTAAAATGAAGCACCAAAGATGCAAAAGTCCGTTCACGTTACTCAGGATCATCGTGAACAGGATGAACGGCATCGCTTTCTTTAATGCCTCTTTCCATCGCCCTGTCCTACCCCACATCAAACCAAAGGATGCGAATAGGAAACCGGAAAGCCCCATTGTAGGCTGACTAACATACATGGGCAGCAGACTAGCGACAGAGGCAACAGCCAAAGAAGTGACTGGTTTCATATCGTTCCTTATCTGCCAAAGCACCAGAAGGTTTACGGCAAGATGAAAGCCATTGACATGGAAGAAGCTATACAGGATATGATTCTGCCATGGGCAACCGGGATAGAAACCGACATGCCAAGTACACAGAACGAGGCAGATGATGCTAAGCACCAGCTTTGTTCGAAAGTTTCTTCTTACGAAGGTCCATTTCTCTGTAATTTTTTCCATACTTCTTATAGTAAGCGAAAATGAATTTGAGATTACTTGGCTGGATAAAGAACTCGGGGGCAGGCTCAGAAACAAGGAACTGGCAGATAAACCATAAAGATTTGCCCACGAACTCCTTTCGCTGCGTCATTTCTTTCATCCTATTGAACAGCGTATAGTACAACTTCTGCCGAATCGGCTTCATGCTATCCACCTTAGAGAAGTCGCCGACTGCCATTCTGCGGAGTATATCCCAAGCTCTTTTGGGAGAAACATAGTATCTGGGAGCAGGAGAATGGACCACCTTTTCCCAAGCCTCCTGTTGGGAATGGCAATTAGGAGCTATCTCCCGATATGCCTTCATCAGATCATCCCTCTGTCTGTCAATCAATTCGTAATTTGCTCTTGCCATATAAATGCTGCATTAAGATGTTGCAAATATACATATTATTTAGAATATGACCAAATAAGCATGTAAAGATTTAAATAAGTTTAATATTAGACTGATTTTCATGGCATTACGAAAGAAAAAGCTTAATTTTGCAACATAATGATATGCAAACATTAGAAATAGTTAGCATATTGTAATATTAAACCATAAAATCGTAGCAAAATGAGAACAAAACAGGAATCACCTCTCTCGAAAGAGGAGGAAGTCTTGGTAATGGAAGGCTTATTGAGTAGGAAGATTTGGAGGTTCTATGAACTTCTAGCAAAGTGGGCACCCATACCATTGATGCTAGGTCACTGGTATGGCGTATGGGACTATGGGCACTATCCCTAGACCAACAGTTGTAGATACCAATCTCAACGGGAACTGCATCATCTGGATTTATGTACTGGCGTACATCTACATGCCACTGACCATGATACCGGTAAGTTTCTTCTTCAGATACTGCTGGATATTCCGCATTCCGTTCTTTTATTTTTTCGGTATCAACGCTATCAGACTATATTATCAACACTGGCTCATCACTCCCGAGCAGTTGGAGATGCACCATGTGTTTATCATATTTACTTTAATGCTTTACGCTTATGGATTTATCAAAATCGCTCTATCGAATAGCAGAATCTGCCTTTGGGATGCTAAGAAACGATGAGTGTGGGTTTACTGAGGAAGAAGAGAGGATTGTGCAGAGGAATCTTCTTTACTGGATGGAAAGGAGACATCACTTTGACGAGCAACTGGGCAGAGCCTGTATCGCCAACATCTATTATTTTGATGATGATGTTCACAAGAAGTATGCGCCTTACTTCGGGTTTGATGAGTTGAAGGAGGACTATGAAAGGTTATCTTGGAACATACCGGACTACAACTTCTGGGATTTTGCGGTAACGATGAATAAGATGTATGCTGACCATATAGACGTGGTTGGCAAATGGTCGAAGAACAAAGATACCACTAGAAAAAGGATTTCGGAACTGGCTATCAGTTTCCTCTGTGACGAATCGACAAACCACCCTACAGATAAAATCTGGTGGTACATGAACAGCTAAGTTGGAACACGGCAAAAGCTATTGAAAAGCCTTTTATCTTTGTAGCCATTAATCATAAATAATGATATATGGCAGAGATAGTACATACATTTTTACAAGAGCACCTGTATAGATCGGCATTGGTTATTGCCATCTGCATGGGTGCTCTTATCATTTCTATGGGCGTGGACCTGTTCTTTGGCATCAAGAAAGCAAAAGAGAACGGACTGGCTACGACAAGTACAGGATTCAAGAAGACTTGCGACAAGGCGAGGAAATACTTTTCTCCCTTCATGGTGACGGTCTGCATAGACCTGATAGCCTGTACGGTTCTCCCCTTCCCTGTCTTCTCTATGATTTGGGCAGGATATTGCGTGTTCTGTGAATTTGTAAGCGTAAGAGAGAAGAGCTGGCAGAAGGCTGAGATACGGAAGCAGGAGAAGACGGTAAGCATTCTTCTGGAGAACAAAGAAGACTTGGCTAGGGCTTTTGCTGAGATTATGAAGGAGCAGGGAAAGGAGGAAAAGAAATGAGACTGATTAAGAGAATTTTTGTTCATTGCAGTGCATCTTCTCAGAAATGGGGCGTGAAGGAACTTTGGGATGAGTTTAAGCGCAAAGGCTGGAATAACCCAGGGTATCATTACGTGATTACTGCTGATGGTGGGATTCACCAGATGCTGCCGGTAGAAATGGTTAGCAACGGTGTGAAGGGATATAATGCTACGGCTATCAATGTGGCTTATGTTGGCGGCATCAACAAGAAGGGAAAGGCGGTAGACAACAGAACTGAGGAGCAGAAGAAATCGCTTATTACTCTGCTCACTCAGCTGAAGAAGAAATATCCGGATGCTGAAATCTTAGGGCACAGAGATATTTCGCCCGACAAGAACCATAACGGCGTGGTGGATCCTTGGGAGAGAATCAAGGAGTGTCCTTGCTTTAACGCTAAAGTTGAATACAAAGAGATATAGCTTATGAAAAGGTATAACATAAGATTTTGGAAATGGGCTTGCATCGGGCTGGTGATTGGGGTTATCCTATTGGCATTTACAGGATGCAAGACGAAGGAGTATATCAAGGTTCCTTCTGTTAGAACTGAATACGTATGCAGAACAGATACTTTTGCTAAGTTGGATAGTATCTACATGAAGGATTCGGTGTATGTTTTTCAGAAGGGTGATACGGTTTTCCATAATAAGGTGGTTTATCGGGACCGGTATCATAATATCTATAAGGTGAAGACGGACACGATCATCAAGAGGGATTCTGTTGCCGTGCCTTATCCTATAGAGCGACAACTGACGAAGAACGAGCAAAGACTGATGTCACTAGGCAGATGCTATATCGCCTTTCTGTTCATACTGGCGGTTTGCGCGATTGGGTTTACTCTCTGGTACAGAAACAAAAAGTGCTAGCTTATGGCGAAGATTAGCGAAGAACTGCAGATGATTGATTCGCTCCTGATGGAATTTCATGAGCGGATTCAGAGCGGAAGATGCTTAACTAACAAACAGCAAAATGCTTTCATGTTAGATTTTCTGCACCGCATTGCCAACAAGGACGAACCTATCAGCAAGGCAGAGGCTTGCGGCTATGTTCATGTTTCGAGGGCTACCTTTGACCGGCTTGTGAAAGAAGGCAGGCTGCCAAAGGGTAAAAAGCGGAAGGGATGGACCGAGCTAGTTTGGTACGAAAAAGATTTAGATAAATATGTAGATAGATTGGTATAGATTTTACTTTTTTATTTTTAGTTAGTTGTATTAATTAGGTTTTAAGTAGATTGTTTCATTGCAAAAAGAAATCCCCACTCGGCTGTGATAGCTGGGTGGGGATTGTGGGTTACTTATTATTGATTTTATCAATAGTCCAGTCAACGACTACAAACGTTCCGAAAGCAACTAACCATGATGGCAAGCCTTGATTCTTGATTCCGAACTGATGCAGTATCGTGTAATTGAGAATCACGCTATAATAAAGCTTTACTAAGAAAGAAATTAATCTGTTGTACATAGCTAATCTTCATTACATAAAGTTTCTACTACCTTTGTTCTTGTGGTTTTTGTTGCAGGGTCATATTCGTCATGAATAGCTTTTGCCACACCTTTTTTGTTGGTAAAATAAACCGCTCTGCTACCATCATAGAAACGATATACGGTTATACCATCTACAACAAACAGCTTCTCTACTTTAATTTCATTAATAGAGTCTGATGTTTGAACATTAATTCCTTTGTTCTCGTTGCAAGAAACGAGCAGGAATATAACCGATACAAATACTAATATAATCTTCTTCATAAGCTATAATTGCTTTAACTTATTTATTATTGTGGCAAAGCGGTGCATATAATCGAAGTTTGGATTTTCGTCATGCTCACGCACCATTCTGTCGTATAGCCAACGTAGATGCTCTGCATCCTCGTGGAACACTTTAATGTCTTGTTCGTCTAAGACCATTTGTTTCTTCATAATCTATAATTATTTTAGTTCTATGATTATGTACCAATACGAATACTGCCATCGCTATAGGTTGAAACTTTATAAGCGTCACAATACTCAAATCCCGTAGATACGAAAACAGGTTTATCGCCATTCTCTTCTATCAACTTTTTGAGTTCTCTGACAACATCAGTAGCCATAAGTTGACGTTTTGGCTTGTTATAATTATTGTTGTCAAATACGTGCCCATATTCTTCCATAAGTTTCTTAACCTTTGGGTCAATGGTTATTTTAAATTCTTTTTTCATAACTATACTTATTTAAGTTCTACTGGCTCATCATTCCAAGACAATTCTCTTCCGATGAGCTTCTTAATGCTACCTTTAGGAAGTTTGATAGAGTCATATATTCTATCTTGGCACTCACAGCATGTAGGAACCCATTGCCAGCCAAAACATCTTTCAGGCATTGCTTCAAAGATGTATTCATCTTCATTCTCGTTGACTGCTACCCATGCCATAACTATATCTTTTTAAGTTTTATTTTTATTGCCTTCAAATTTCTTTCACCTCCATCCCAGAAGCATGAACGTCTAAGATAGAAAGGTTGACCTTTAAGCCAAGGGAACTTATCATAGAAAGCCTTCCATTTCGCCTTCCCTGCCTTCAAAGAAGGCACTTCAATACAGCTTCTAGCATAGCAGCTACCAAAGACTAATGTATTATCACCAACGTTTTTATCCATAACTATTCCTCCACTTTTACACCGAAGGGAAAGCCGTCGGCAAAGGTGAATAAATCCATAATTCCAGATAAAGACCATTTGTCATTTCCATTTAATGACATTCCGTATGTATCACTGGCGGCAGTAATTAAGGCATGACGCCCCTCTTTCTTATCTTTTATCCACCCAAATGGTTCGTGACTTTTCATTTCCTTCCAGCACTCTTCTGCGTTGGCAAAAGGGCGGTACTTTGGCTCTGGTTTGATGCGGAACTTGAAATTTTTAATCATTTCAATATCAAAATCTGTAACTTCTCTCCATGCTTTACTTACATCAGTAATACTAGAAAATTCGATAACCCTTCCTTCGCTGAATGCCTGAATAATAGGCAGTAACTCCTTTGCTTCTTTTCTATTCATAACTAAAATTCCTTTCCTTCTTCAATTCTTTTTATTAGATTTTTTAATATGGCTTCAACATGGTCTTTTTCAAGACTTTCAGGTTGTTTGAGAAGCCAATTTAAATCTCCTTGAAGTATCTTTTTATAAGCCTCTGGGGATATTAATGTACTCATTTTTCTTCCTCCAACTCTTTAAGCTCTTTCATTTCTCACCTCCATCCTTTGAAAATAAATCATCAATATACAACCAACGAGTAATATTAGCACCCGAACTATAAGCATCCCAATTTTTAAACAGAGCATCATTTCTCTTGAAAGAAATGTAGGTTTTAATGCTTTCTGTTATTTTTGCTTCTGCAAGGACTTCTGCGAACTCTCTTGGCTCTTCACTAGCAGGATGCCACAAGTCTTTAATAAACTCATTGATAGCCCACTTAGCACCTAGTCCAATAGTTTCTTTGATGTCCTCTTTGTAGAACATTTCTTCCTTAGCATCATTATCGAAAACTACATCTTCGCCATTTAACAGAAATCTATCTTCATAGATTTCTTCCTTTGCAGATTCTATTTTCTTATCGTCTATCATACTTACTCCTCCTCTTTTGTTCCATACTCCTGCTGTAACTTCTTGACCTCGTTCACGAACTTGCTGACATCAATATCACAATCAATTACCTCTTGGTTATTTTTGATGGCATCTTCTATCAGATGGGTGCATTCTTCGGTAAAACCACAGATATGATCACCTTCGATGGTGTAGAGATACTTGTGTGTGTTGTAGTAAGCACACTGGCAGAGAGTTAAGCCCTCTGAGTTGAGGCGACCTCTTACTTCGGAATTATTGATTCGAAGGACCACCATCTTACCCTTGCTTGAATAGTAATTGTAGTATTTGATATGGTCTGCAACGATGATTGCTATAGCTACCAACAACAGGATAGCTAGCAAGATGATAATATCTATTTGAATTGTATTCATAACTTTCATTTTGTTTAATTGTTTATCTTAATTCGTCCATTCTTCCAGGATTTTGAATGTTCAGTTCCTTATTGACATCGTGGAGGCTGACGGATGGCAATGTATGCGTATCGGGGTCTAAACCCTTCGACTTGCAGTAGTTTCTCCATGCCTCTATGCCATGAGGTTTCTTTGCATCCTCTATCGCTTTCAGACGCTCTTCTTCTTTTCTGCGCTCGGACTCTACCCTTCCACGCTCCTTCAGCAGGTCTGCCTCGTAAGCAATCAAGGATTTCATTATATCCTGTGGATTGATTGTCTTTCCGTTGTTGATGAGCTTGTTGTATTCACCATTGGTGAAGGCTACGAAGAAGTAATCAAGTTCTGCAGGAGTTATGTAGAAATACTTTGTACAGATACGCTGAGCAAGCAACTGAATCTGATAATCTGTTGCATTATCGTAGGCGCCCAGATAATAGAGAAGGTCTATCAGCCGTCCTGTTACCCATCCTACGAGGTCTCTGAGTCCACCACGTTTCTGAATATCCAACATGGTTTCCTTGTTCTTCTTTATAGCCTCAGTTAAGGTTGCAGGACGCTGATAGTTTGCCTTATCCCTGATGATAGGCACTCGCGATGAGTCGGGCAGCGCGCTCTGAACGTTGGATATTCCGTTGTTGCTCATAATCTTGCTTTTGGATGATTTCGTCATTCCAGCACTCGCCATTAAGATAAGTGAGTGGGTCTTTTCTGTATACAGGGTCGGGCGTGGATGCTACATAAAGAGGTGTAGCCATCAAACAAGCTGTCTGTTGCTTTTCAGTGAGCCTATTCCATTTCTGCCTTGCTTTCTTTTTACCACGCTTCTTATTGTACATTTTCCACCAATCTTCAAAGGAATCATTCTCTCCCTCGAAAATCGGGTCCAAAATCTCTTTGTTTTCGAACAACTCAGAAGGCTTGTAATACTTACCCGTAAGTGCCCATCTTGCACCGGCTACAAAAGCATCTTGCAGGGGTTCGCTTTCCGAATATTTATTAGCCTCTGAATGGATTTCCTTTAACGTTTTCATAAGCTATATGATTTTGATGATTTATACCCAACCGGCACCCGAGTTCTCGAGTTCTCGCTTGCAATACTGCAAACCAACTTGGTCATCGGGTTCCGGAATCATGATACTGCGGACATTTGCGTAATCTATCACGTTTCGGATAACGCTGCTAGCCTCTGCTGTATTTAGGGAAGTGAGAGGCTTGTATTTGCGGTTGCCTGTCTTGTCTACCTCATCGGTATAGAAGATGTAGCTGCAAACGTTGCGCTGAATATCACGAAGCGTTTCGTAGAAGGTCTGCCCCAGTTTTAGGGCGAGATAGCTAATCATGAAGTGAAGATAGCTTGACTGCTTGTCGGTCTGAATGGGGTGAAACTTCTTTAGTTCGATTCTAAAGCCACATTCTTTGGCCTTCTGGACTTCCTTCACGATTTTCAGATAGTCGCGAGGATCATTAGGATTGTATACACTCATATTTTAATAATTACATTAGATTGATTACTAAACCCTTGCAAGCATAGTCGGTTGGTACACCGAGGACCTGCTGGAATTTGTTTACGGCAACATCGGGGTTAAGATGGCGTGCTGAACCATGAATGAGGACGATGCGCTTGGCGGTATTGGCTGCCTTGCATTCGTTGAGATACTCGATAGAGTGAGCAAGGCTCATGTGGGAAAGACGGATGCGGTCGGCTTGGCTGACTATCGTCTTGCCTTCGTTTACAGCTTTCTCTAGGAGAGAATCATCATAGTTGCATTCTGCCAAGAAGTACCGGCACCCTTGAACTACATTTTCCATATTGTAGCAATCGGTAAAGAACATCATGGTTCCCATTTCCGGATGATGAATAAGGAAAGAGAAACAAGGCACATCGTGTTCTACCTTCATCGGGGTTATGCTGAAAGCACCTAGATGATAGGTCTGTTCTTTAATCATGCCTTTTACTCCCTTGCATTTCTCGGATAACTCTTCGGTAGAGTAAGCATCGATTCCTGCTCTCAGAAAGTCTTTGGCATTTTTTGCATGATCGCCTTTCAGCCGTGGGAGTGACTGATAATCACTCCCACGCATTTTGATGTTTTGAGGTTTGCAACTTTCTTTACTTCCTGCAACGGACGACCTGCCTCTATACAGAGCTGCTGACCATTACTAGACTCCAGTACGTAGGCATTGCCAAGACTATTGCTATTTACGACTATTAACTTCATATTAACTCAAACTAAACTTTTGAGCCTGTGGCTGCTCATCATGTACTTCCTCGGCATTCACGACTTCGCCGGTATCAGCATTGACCGTGATAACGTTCTTCGCCTCGGCAAACTCCTCATCACGCTGAACGATTGCAGAAGGAGCCTCATCAAGGTTTGTGATGTCATTTGATTCGATAGAAAGTTCTCCCCACTTCGACAGGAGTCTTCTGAGAACAGTCTTGATGGCCATACTTTCGAAGTTGGAATACCATCCTACGCCTTCGCCACTTCCGTTGGCAGCCTGCTTGAGAGCCATTTCCTTCAGCTTCTCAGCATCGACCTTTTCGCTGAACTTAACGGTAGGGCTATACTGCTTTGCGTACCGGCATACCTCATCAAGTGTCATATAGAGAAGTTTGGTAAGACCATCCTTCTTCTTGAAGTAGGCGAAGTAACCGATTGGAGTATTAGAAATCTGAGCACCCGAAAGGTCAAGCTTTCCTGTAACCTTGTCGTAATGGTTGAACTCGCCTTCGTATACGACATCAGCATTGATTGTCTCGTACTTGCCGGTACGCATAGCCAACTGGAGATAACCCTTCGTACCGATAACGAGCGTAGGAGTCATTACTCCTTTGTTCTTGAACGGAAGGAGATACGCCTGTCCTAACTGCTTATTGAGAGGCAAGCGAAGGGAGGCTGCTTTCAGAGCCTCAGCCATCAAGTCGTTCGGTTGGCACTGGAGTAACTTTTCGTCTGATGAAAAGATTTCCATGAGTGAGGTACAGAAAGCACCTTTGTTCTCCTTTAATGAACTCTGCAACAGGCTTTGGTAATAACTGTTGTTCATTACCGCCTGGAAATTCTTAACTGCTACTGCCTTCTGAGAGGGCTGTGCCTTTGCTACTGCTGTATCTGCCATGATTACTTCTCCTCTTCTTTATGATTGATTAATTCCTTAGTGATACCAGCCAAGGCTATTGTTCCCAAAGCAAGATTGATTTCACCACTTTCCGGAAAAAGTTCTTTTGGATCAACCTCTACGCTATCGTGGTTATCTAACCACTCCTTTATCCGGCTCGAATCCGTTCCGTCCTTCATGCCTCCTCCTAACGCTAGAGTACCTTTGATAAGGTCTTTGTCAACCAACATTTCTAATTTTAAAGTTTCTGCCATGATTTTTATTTACTTATATGTTTGATTAATTCTTCTTTTGTTTTAAACACTTCGCTTTCTTTCCTTGTAGGGAAAACTGCGAACTTATACTGAATAGAGCAAGGTGCCTTGCCTATCTGCTGAAAGAATACGCCCACGATGTTTGCATGTCGGATTTTGTACCCATCGAGCAGATAGACTGCGTCACCTATATCGAACTTCGTCTTGATTTGCATGATGCGTTTCAATCCATTGTGGCCAGAGCGAAATACTCAACCTTCAGTTTATCATCCTTTGATACTACAAGACGGATTTGCTGACCGCCTGTGCTGAGCGGATGGTTAACACTTTCGCATTCATCGAGCACGACAGGAACCGATACATCATAGAACTGACCGATAGTGCGAGCGATGTCGATTCCGGCATTCACCTTGGCAGCACCATTGAGGCGGCTGTAAGGCACACCATTGTGATAACATTCGCAATAAGGTTTCTTCTCACCATCGAGTTTTGGAAGGAACAGACTCCATTTTACGAAACGGAAGTGCTGATTGACCTTATCTTCGAGAGCCTTGCAAGACAACTGATAGAACTCGTTTGTGATGTTGAGTTTATCATCAATATCATCAAGCTGCTCTTGGAAGATGGCTTTATCCTTCTGTGCTGCTTCGATATGAGTCATTGTATTGTCGTAAGATGCTTTTGAGGCGAGGAGTTCGAGAACTTCATCGTATCTGTCAGAAAGCGGCTTTCGCTCTTCATAGAGTGCTTGAAGTAACTTGTCGTTATCCTCGTTGCTATCTGATGGTTTGTCGAGTTCTGCCTGCAACTCACCAATCTCTTTCACTACCTGCTGATACTCTTCCTTGGAGGCGAGAATCTCCTCGTAGGTGCTAGGAACATCTGTATCAACATCTGCCTTATGCTTTTCAGCCTCTGCGAGGGCTTGATGAGCTTTGACAAGCTGGTTTGTGGTGGTCTGACGATCATCATTCAGTTTATCCAACTCTTTGTTGAGTTCGGTGTATGCGCTTTGGAGTTTGGCAAACTCATTGTTGAGTTCCTTCATATCCTCTGCCTTGCGAGAGTTGAACCGGTTCTGAGATTCCTGTTTGAGGAGCTGAACATCACCGAGAGGGAGAGCCTGACCGCAATGAGGACAGAAACCTTCCTTATCATCCCATTCCCAAGTACGCTTTGCAATCTCATCGCTACGTTTGTTCAAGTCGCCAACCTTCTTCTTGCACTCTTCAATCTGAGCGTTTATCTGAACCTCGGTGGTAGGATAGCCGCTCATGACGGCTTTGAGGTTATCAACCGTAGATTCTGCCTTATTGAAGGCTGCGTTGGCGTTGAGAACATCGCTTTGATGCTTGGTCATGCTATCGGTAGATTCCTTGTCTGCGCCCTGCTCCATCATTCGCTTGCGCTTTTCGGCAAACTCAATCTTCTTGCGGATTCCGTCAAGGCGAACTCTGTCTGCTCCACCTGTGCGAATCTGCTGAATCTTGTTGTCTATCTCAACCAGTTCTTCTTTCAGCTCATCCTTTTCTTTCTCCATGGCCTCCCAATCCTGCTTTGGTGGAAGGGTCTTGTCGAGTTCGGCAAGTCTGATAGGGACCGCATCGAGTTCCTTCTGAACTTCTGTACGCTTATGTTTGAGGTGGTGAAGGATAGCGTCAATGTCTTTCTGTTTGAGGAGTTCAACAAGATAATCGTACTTCTCTTCGCCCTTCGTGATGTCTTCGACTGAAATATCACCTGCCAACGACTGAAGGAATGCACGCTGATTCTGCCAAGTCATACCAAGGAACAGGTTAGGACAGATACACCACGCAAATGGGTCTTCTTGGAAGATGTCGTTAACTACTTTATCGAAATCTCCGGCGGTAGTCAATTCTCCATCAACATAGTACTTGAATGTGTTGGTGCATTTATCACTTTTCCACTTGTCGGTCAGAACTCGCTTGAACGAGATTTCATCACCATCTACCAACATAACCAACTCGGATGAATGCTCTATCTCCTTGATAATATTATGATTCTCATCGAAGGTTTTGATGTCGAGCTGCATGCCGTTGGTATCAGTACCGAATAATGTGTACATGATGGCTTCTGCGATACTTGTCTTTCCTGCTGCGTTCTTACCGGATATTATTGTTAAATACTCTCCGAAGTCAACATGCTGTTCTCTTATACCCTTGAAGTTCAAGAGAGAGAGAGACTTAAAAATTATTTTCTTCATTATTTTTTAAATATTCTTGTTCATAAATCCATTTATAACCACGAATAGATTTGTACGTATGGCGAGCACAAGCCTCAATACTATTCTTTGAAACATTCATTGCTTTAGCTGCACATGCTGCACTTTCATAAACAGACACAACCGAGTTTGTTTTAATATCTATTTGGTAAATTTTCTTTTTACGTTTATCAATCTTGTGGATATATTCCACACCTTTCTGATAATCATCTAAGAACATCCACTTAAATCCTCGACTTTGAAACATTTCTCTACCATGATGTATATGATTACCTAAAGTTAGAGCACATCTAGATATTGGTGATTGAGGAATATTTAGTACCCTTGCTGCTTCAGTCGCAGAGCACCATTCTTTAATCAAGTTCCCTTTTAAATCTAACTGAACGATACGTTTATTTGAAGGATTCGCTTCTCCAGCAGGAGAGCCATGGCAGTTTTTCCAACAAACAAAGCCAAGAGCTTCTCTTGCGTGCCTCATATTCTCAGATGGTGAACACCATTCTAGGTTATCAACACAATTGTTATGTTTGTTTCCATCTAAGTGATTGACCTGCTCTTTGTTGTATGGATTTTGGATGAATGCTTCTGCAACTAATCGATGAACTGTTCTTTTTTTATGGTATTTACTTAGATGAACCGCTAAATAACCAGAGCTTATAGCATTATATGCAAGTATCCTTCCGTCAGAGTTTCTTACTCTTCCGAGATTGCTCACCTTATACCCTTCATATCCTTTAATGTCTTTCCACTCTTCTTCCATCATAACCTCCTTTCTTTTTAGTTTGTTTCTTCATTTTTATCTTTGTTTAAAGTTTCTTCTTTTTCTCTCAGTTCCTTATCGTATTCCTCGAATGCCCTTGCTGTAGCGTAGGTGAACTGGTCGCTATTGCGCATTGCATTCAAGATAAGGTTTTTGAGGTCTTCGGGCGATGCGTGCATGAATGCGTATGCCTTCGGAATGGTTCTGTCACCCATGAGGACGATGCAACGGAAATGCTTTGCCTCATCCCCCATCTTGTCAACTATATCAAGTACCTTCTTGATATGATTGAAGAAATTCTGTCTGATATTCTTTTTCATGATTTTGTTTTAAAACCTACCCATGCTCGGGTGTTAACCGAGAAATGGGCAGGGAAAATATATAAACAACAAACTAAGCCTTATCTGTTGATCCTAAACCGCTACGAGTGCCGGTTACTTTTCCAAGTTCCAAGTTAGTATCTGGAACGTAAGTGAAGGCGCCTTGGCAGATTCGTAGGGAATAAGGGATGATAAACTTGAAACCGAGCAGACGCATGATGCGATGCTTTAACCTCCATCTGCCCGACTTGACGATGGCATGAACTTCTTCGCCATAGCCGCAATCAATCAAACCAAGAATTACGTCAAGATTTGCTCTGACCTTGCCTAGATAGTCGCCATGTAGGAGCCATGAGGGGAAATAAACATCTAACAACATTCCTTTGCCTGACATGCCACTACGTGGCTGAATCAGCATTTTCATGTTTGAAGGAAGTTGTATCTTGAACCCGAGCGGAACGTAAAATCGTTTGTTTGGAGATACTTCCGTGTCCTTGCTGCAATGAAGGTCGTAAGCGGCATCCGTCTCATACGACTTCGTAGGGAAACACCCATGTGTTACCAATTCTACATTGATTTTTGTACCTGATTTACTCATATAATCTATTCTTATAAATGTTTCTGTTCTAAAAGTTTGTCTACTTCTTTCTGATAGAAGGCTATCAACTGATTATACTCGAAGAGTGACCAGTTCTTGTTTTCTGTTCTTGCCCTAACCTCTATCAAATCAACCCTCTGTTCGCCAATCTGCTTGATAAGCGCACGGCGATACATCTGAATATTGCCTTGATTGAAAATATTGCAAGCTACACATTGTGGCCGGCAGTTATCTTCGCAGAATCGGGTTGACATGTAACGCCTTGACATGTAATGACCGTTTTGAATTTCCTTCCAAGGGAAAACCTTGCCGCAACTGATACATCGGCAATATCCTTTATCATCAGAATATTTCAGTCGAATATATTTGGAAAAGACTGCATCGAGTTTGTCTCTCAGCTTACTTTTGCTAAGTCCGGCTTTCGCCTTCTTCTTTTCCTGGTCCTTCTTGGCTTTATCCCAAGGAGTCTTCTTTATAGGTGTCCTCTTGAGAGGAGTTTTCCTTTTTAAACCCATATTGCACGTAATTATCATTTGTAAAGTTTGAATACTCGCCCTCGGGCTTTCCGATGTCTGAGGACACATTTTTAATCTTAGAGTTGAGGATATTTATTTTCCTCAGCTTTGACTCGAAGATTCCTAAGGGTGCCCAAGGGTTTCTTTCGAGTTCTCTGTATATTTCGAGAACCTTTCTCCGGTACTTGTGGAGAGTAGGTTCGAATAAATCTATCATAAGCCATTGATTTTGAAGTTTAAGAAAAACCTGCCCATCCTCACGGACGAGCAGGAAATAGTAAACAACTGCTCATTAAGCAAAACATAAAATCGCTGCCGCTGCAGCGGATAAATTATACACAACAAAAAATACATAATAGTCCACCTTAGGGATTCGGACCCAACTTCCCGATTTGATAAGAATGTATTAAGGATTTACACAAAACAGTTTCGGGCGTGCTAACCAATTACACCATCGGTGGATAACGGCATCATGCGCTACCATGAATTTAAGAGCCATGCTCACCGCTATAATGACTTAACACTATTCGACTTTACACTTTTCCAATATGTCAAAGAACTTATGCCCACAAACGGACAATGTGATTGTTTCGGAAGCTGCTATATATAATAAGGTATAAAACGAAAGGTGCTGGTAGAATGCTCGACCACAACATTTCCTTATGGTTCGTGGCGCATGAATTCAACGCAAACAACTTATATTGCCACTGGGTCTATACCGCTCCACACCTAACGATTTCAAGAAACATTATAATAACAATATCCAAAACTATATGGGGGATTCGAGACGAGTTGAACGCCTTTGCTCGGGTTTCCCCGCTCACTCCGAGTGAGCTAGCTCGATTCTCATGTTTCACTCCTATGCTCACGCACAAGAGTGAATTGTAACTAGTAACCAACTCTATCTATTGAAGATAGGTTTTGCAAATAAGAAAAAGAACTTTCTTAAATCGTTTAACTATGCTCACGCATAACCAGTTTTACAAACGCATATTGTCTGAATAACTAATCTAAAAGTTCAACAGCCAAATATTACACACTTAACACACTTTATCTGAGTTGTGGCACCTTTACAGGTTCTGCTCCGTAGCGATTCAGAGCACAGGAACGAATATCCTGAGCCTGTTGGCTATTACTCCGGTAAGCTAGAGCATTGTAGACAGTAGCCTTGCCACAACCAAAAATCTTCATGATTTTAGGAATTTTATCTTTATCAATCAATATTTTTTCTATTTTTACGACTTTATTCATATTATTTTTTGTATATTTGCACCATAAATCCGTTTAGAACGAGTTTTGTTCTCGTTTACGGATGCAAAGATACATGTTTGTAGACAAATATCCAAGGATATAGATATTTATTTATAGTTAATTTACGTATTTACACATTTATAAACACTAGCAGTATGGAAGGATTAAGAGATAGAATCAACGAGATAAGAGTCCATTACAGACTGTCTAACAGAGGGTTTGCTGACGCTATCGGGGCAAAACCTGCTGCTACGAACAACTATCTTAACGGCACAAAGGAGCCTTCGATGGAGTTTATAGACAGAATACTGACTACATACGTAGACATATCGGCAGATTGGCTACTTTGTGGCAGAGGCAGCATGTTTTACGATGCAGACAAGCAGACGGACGAAAAACTGCTGAAAGAACTAGCAGAAACAAAAGTAAAGCTGCTAGTACAGGAAGGAGTGGTTAAGGAATTAAAGCAAATCATCAGCGAGAAGATTGCAGAAAGAGACAAAAGCCTTGTTGGCTGATACGATAAAGGGGAGCCTTCTTTGCGAAGACTCCCCTTGTTGTGTTACATCTTGCCTTCGAGAGCATCGAAAGCAGATTGTACATCCTTATTTAATGTACGTGCATATCTAGTAGTCTGACGCAAGGTAGTGTGCCCAAGTACTCTTGCTACGATGTTGATAGGCATTCCCTTTGACAGGAAAAGGGTTGCAGCAGTCGCTCTACCCATGTGGGTATGCAGTCTGTCAACTCCGACCATCTGCCCGATCGCCTTCAAATAATCATTATACCTTTGATTCGACATCTTAGGCAGCTTGAAATCATACTTCTGTAGTATCTCCAGGGCAGGTTTGAGAAGTTGGAAAACGAAATCTGTATCTGTTTTCGTTCTCTTAGCGTGATAGAACATCTTTCCTCCTATCTCCTCGCAGTTGCCATAGTTGAACGATGCAAGGTCAGAATATGCAAGTCCGGTGTAGCATTGGAAGAGGAACAAATCTCTTGCATGGAGAATATGAGGTGTTGAGAGTTTCAGTTTCTTGATGGCAGCAAACTGCTCTTCTGTGACACAATCAACATACTGCTTTTCTCCCTTGCCAATATGAAATGGCAGAAACTTGTATGGATTCTGCTCAATAAGTCCGTCTATCATCGCATCATTGATGAACAACTTGAGATACTTGTGATAGTCGTAGATGGTGCATTGAGCCTTATCCTGTCTGTGGAGATACTCATCCATCGCACGCACCTTCGACACATTGCAGTCTTGAAACGACTTTATCTTTCCCCATGTTTTTAGGAATTTGATAAAGACATCATAGCGTTTCTTGGTATGCTCGCACACCTTTCGCTCATTACGTCTTCTCTCGCAGTACTCGATGAAAGAAGTTCCTTCGTCTTCTCCGTTCATCTGTGAGATAACCACATTTAAGTCACAACAGCCTTCCTTAACCATCTTGCTGATGATTTCGTTTGCTCTCGCGCGGTATGCCTGTATGATTACATTCAGTTCATCCGCATCTTTTCTCTTGACAACCATCTTTGACGCATCAGACCATTGTGTAGTTGTCACTTTTACGCCTGTGGAAAAGTACTTCCTTTGACGCTTGGCACAAAAGCATAATTCTACCGAAACTTCATGTTTTGAGGTCGCTCGCTTCAAACGATTGTGAATAATACTTAAATTAATTTTTGCCATTTTGATAACACATTTTTTACAAGGTGATAACACATTGATAACACACCTTCCGATTTAACAATTTGTGTGAATGATACAAACCGTTGTTATTCAAGTAGTTATCCCCAAAATGCGTTTAAACTGGTTTTAAACTGGTTTAAGAAATCATCTTTTGTTACATATCTCTTTAAAAAACAAAAGACAACCTATATAAGTATCTGTTATTCAATACTTTATATAGACTGTCTTTTTGATTTTTTCTTGACTAAACGATGCGTTTTTACGCCTAAAAAGTGATTCCGTTGGGGTTCGAACCCAAGACCCACAGCTTAGAAGGCTGTTGCTCTAATCCAACTGAGCTACGGAACCAACACTTTTAAATCGCAAACCAGCTAACCAATAACGCAATCAGCCACTTTTCTTATTTGCGGCTGCAAAGGTACATATATTTTTTGAATACACCAAACTTTTTCTCACTTTTTTCTTTTTTTATGCTTAAATATCGCAAAAAATAACTACCTTTGCATCCGTTAGGAGCAAGAAACAGCATTCTGGCCCCGAAAGAGAAGAGATTTTTATAACGCATATTCAAACATAAAACATACGCAA